TTAACATATTCCACTCTCCAGAGATTTAAGGAACACTTCTAAACCAGTAGGGCTTGGTTTTACATACATTAGCTTATTACCCTCACTTATACAAAAATGACGTGAACTGAATCTTAAACCTTTACATTTTGTGGAAACATCACATAAAAAGAAATCACTGCTTGTTATTACCTCCCTCACTTCAGCTGAAAATGATTTAGCATCTTCTAAGCTAATTATACAGAAAGTCGAATCACCAAAGCTTCTTGTTATTCCAATAGCCAACCCATCATCTAACTTTGTTATCTGAAAAACAACCCGAAAGCTATTAACTAGTTCGATATTTATCACACAATACCCTTAAGATAGTTCACTATTCTTACATGATCACTATCATCAATTGACATCTCATAAAAACCACATTCACTCAAACAAAGATAACCATCATAAATGTCAAGTGCAGAAATCCCTTGTTTAATAGAGTATTCACCTTGGTATTGTAAACCATGAATCATATCCTTAACATTATCAATACTAAGCTCAATCATCACATCTACTGGTTTATCGTTATAATCATCAATACCAACAATACAGCAATAAACCTTGTTATCACATTTAGTAATTTTAAATACTAAACCATCATCATCATCATAACTTTGTATTTCTAACATAAAGCAGTTTCCAAAAATAAAAGTAATAACTCTAACTCTTCATTAGTAATAGTTGCTGTTATATCAACTCTATCTTCTATACTATACATATCAAACATATAATTTGAACCAGTAAACCCTACAACTAATTCTACCCCACCTTCTAATAATATGAATGAATCCTCTGACTCCCTACCCTCTAGTATCTCTATTAATTCAGATGTCTGTAATTTAGATAAGAAGATACTTAAGACTTTAGAGTATGGGTTTTCAAGAGATGACACCATTAAAATCACCTCACCTGCACTATCACAAGCAAATAGATCAGTATTCAAAGGGCCACTTCTATTACTTTGAAAATAACTCATAATAAAGACTCTAGATGTGAAACTAAAAGGTTAATACAAGCAGGGGTTAGCATACCAGATACTAATTTACCATTAAGTTCATTGTAGATGCAGATATAAGTTTCATCTTGAAAAGCTGAGATTGAAAACTCCGATGAAGATCCATTACCAGTATAAGTATAATTAAGAAGATTATCGTAATCTTTCGACTCTAGATATTCAATTAATTCGGATACTTGAAGTAAAGTTAATACTGTTGAGGTCATCCCATCAGGTATAGTCAGTTGAAAACCTACAGTACCATCATCCCACAAATCATCCTTTTCTTCTACTGAAAGAATTGATCCTGTTCCAAATTCATTCCCTATGCAATTGAAATCAATCATATCTAAAGACCTATTGCGTTATGGACTTCCATCATACTACCTCTTGGGAGAATAGCCGTTCGTTCTATTTGACCATCTTCTATAAAAGATATTTTAAGTTCACCAGTAGGTAGTGTAGTAAAACGTAAAGCATCATCTGTTGTACTAACACACTGTATTTGGATGTTACTCATACGACGAGATAACACTTGTGATAGAGTTAAGCTATAATCATCTGGAGTGTTAAGCCAATCACCAAGAGTGATAGGTGTTGCTGGGGGTTCACGAGTAGGCATATCAATCACTCACTTATTTTGTTTTCTAGATAATTAATAAAAGTTTCTAGATTCTCTGAGCTAAACCAAACAAAATCAGCACACCTACCATCATGAAGCTTTAGGTAAGGGTTAGTCCTCATAGGGTTAGTAAGTACCTGTAAACCCATATTTACACCAAATGTGCAACATGTAACTTCTTTTAGGGATTTAATTAGATCTGGTACTTCACTAATTTTAATGGATATTAGGACTTCATATTTACCACAACCTTGTATCATGTATAATAGATTACCTTCTACGGTTGCTTTAAAGGCATCACCATTTTTTTCATACATATTAATTACTCACTGGAAAAGAGGGAATAAGAGATAAATCAAACTGATCATAACCAGCTGCTACTAACTTCTTATAGCTTAGGAACTTACCAGTAGAAGGGTCACGGATAATTACGTTAGTTCGGCACGTTGTTCGGACATTAGTTCCAGGTCCCATATGGCTAGCAGGTCTAGGACCATCAATCTCCATATTCCACATACAATTTTCAAGAATATCACGTCTATTATTTTTAAGCTTCATAGCGTTGACTGATCGAAAGATTTGAACAAGACCAGTTTCTACATTAACATCAGAGAACTCTACAGCAACAAATGGACCACGAATTGATTGATTGATGATGATGTTTTGTAAATAGTTACTATTCATAAATTTGTAATCCTTTAAAATTAGACGCAAAAATACCCCAAATTAATGAGGTTAGGTTAACAATAACTGAATCCAGTCATCATTTATTAATACTAAAATGGATTTATAAACTAAATAACCAATAAAAATAATAACTAGTAAAATTATTATTAATATAGACAATAAAACACCAATAGCTTCTTTTATAAACCCACTGAATTCCATACCCAAACCAATTAGGATTGCTGGTATTAGTAATACACTGAGTATAATAGAATTTGGATTGTCACATTTAACATACTCTTCATTATCATTCATATTAATAACTTCTTATATAACGGCTATTATCATCTTTACAGTGTAATTCTCTTAGTCTTTTATAAGGAATATTTCTTAGAAGATCTTCTTAAGAGCTTTTAAAAGAAGATAATTAATAATCTTTATTATTTCTTCTAAGCTCTTCTTAGCAGTATTCCTTAGCAGTATTTACTATATACTAATATATACAATAAAAAACCGAAAAAGCTCACATTAAAATGAAAATAATTGAAATTAATTTAATCAACCATAATCACTCACAGTAGTTAGCTTTTTCAAACAGTAAACATAATAAAAAGGACTAACTTCTAATCCTCTTGGCTTATATTCACTTACATACGCCCGCGTGCGCGTGCTTATCTACACACAGGTAAAACAAAACCCCCAATAAAGGAGGTTTATATTATGGACGCTTAGTTGGTAAGCGTTTCTTTGGTTTGTGACCATTATCAGACATGTTTTCTGAAGCTGGACGTGTAGCCAGGTTTCCAGATGCATTTGTGCCACCACTTTTTAGTTTCTTTTTGTGGTCAACATGAATAGATGTAGGCAGTTTACGACCTAACTTCTTTTCAACTTTACGTCTAGCACGATGCCTTGTCGCATCTCCAGATGAACTCCCCTTACCAGTCTCGCCACGACTTTTGGCAGTCTTATTCTCCTGTTTATAATCCCTCACATAGTTTGGACTTGATGGCAAAATTGCCTCCTTAGCCTTGTTAGGCAGTTAGTTAATATCATTATATACAGTTATTTTACAGATATCTCACATTATTTCAAATCATAAGTTGTCATACCGTCATGACAAGCAAACAATTTACCATTAATATCAAAACGCGGTGCTAGTCGTTGAGTAAGATCCCAGTATTGTACACCATTTAAGCATATGATATTAGAACTTCCCCATTTATGAACAAGCTTTGTATGCCTCAAGGGTGTTGACTTGTGGCCTTCACTAATCTTTACACCAGTCTCCTTATCAATATATACAATATCAGGTTCAGAACAACCACTTAGTGATAAAGTTACAGCTATGGCTAGTAATATTTTCTTCATTCAGATAATTCCTGCACTCTGGCTAGTTCAAGATTGAGTTCTTTTACTTGCCCTCTGGTTCGATGCCCAATGAATTCGTAAGATTCTCTCAGATTTGGATTACTAGGTAGCTTTTCACCAAAAACACCTGCCCATTGCATTAATACATAGCACTCTTTAGTTATAAGATTACCCAACCCATTGTGTTGATATGAACGGGTCACTCGTTTAAAGCATGGCTTCGCATCAGGGTTATACCTATCTTTTTTGACCTTTGGAACTGGCTTCTTAAATGGCCACATTTTGGCTACCTCTATTTGGGGTTAGGCACAATTACACTAACCCCTTGTATCATTTTATGGAAGTATGTCTGGTAGTACCACCACTCCACCCATAGGCACAAAGACACCTTGTGGCACCACTGGAGGTGGCATAGTAGTTGGATATGTTATTGTAGATTCAATTTCATAATCAAACTCAAGAATCATCTGACAGTAATGAATAACCTTTTTGATATCTTCAGCACCATTCTTGAACTTATGCCTAGTGACGTACTTAACTGCGTTTCCTTCGAAAAAGTTCAATTCATTTGCATGAATATAACTAATAGGTTGAATACCACCACGTGAGTAGTGATTACCAGCAACTTGCGTTTCTAATACAGACATTCCTTGTCTCCTTATCCTATTAAAGTGATTCTGTAATCCAAGAAGATGGTGGTTTCATACCTCGCATCTCTAACTCATCTCGTGCATCTTTGTGACATTTATTTAGTTTACCAAGTAATCGTGGGATTAATTGAAGATTATTAGGATGATCAATAATCACATTACAATCTTTAAAACTAATATCGTAAGTAGTATTAAGCTCCTCTAACACTTTCTCACGGAAAGCTTTCAAGAAAACAACTTCACCCTTCTTAATTGGTCGGAACTTTTCAATATTAATATTATTAGTGAACCATTGCATTAGTAATGCTGTATGTCCTTTATTCTTGGTCACTTCTGTTAAAGCTGTTGGACCAGTCATAAAGGTGAGTCTATAAGTAATGATTTTGGCTTCTTGTCGAGTAAACTCTCTTCCAATACAAACCTCATTATAAACCTCCTGCATATAAGAGTGTAAATCGCCCTCATGAAGAGCCCTATGTGCCCGTTGTTTTATATAAGCATCACTCATACACCAAAGAAGTTGTTCTAGGATGTACATATTTTTATAACCGAAGTTGATATTGATATATTTAGGAGCATCCATGTTCTCTATTTCCTTAATTAATTAGTGGTTTAGTTAAAGCTACCTGAGCAGCATTATTAACACGGAGGGAAGCTTCGTGCTTACCCTTTTGCATAAGACAAACACTTTCTCGGTATAGATGTTCGTGTAATTCTTTCTTGTTTTTGAAATACATTACTTTAGTTCTCGGACAACAGAGATACAGCGATAATAGCCATTACGGGTGCTCTCATCATATTGCTCTCCAGCCAAGGAACAAGCTTCATAAGAAGCAAAGCCATCAACATGTGTTAATCCCACCCCAGAGCCATTCATACCACTAGCATATAAGCTTAATATCAGAATCCACTCAGTCATTATTACTCACCCCTAGCTTCTTTACGAAGCTTGTTAGCTGTTTTTAATATCATGCAAGTGATTCCAAAGTTGATATCAGAAAAACCTTTTGGCCATTCACCAACATCACCAAGATTATTAATCTCTAGTTCTTTTCCTTCATAGATAAACTTAGTGATTTTGATATTACCAAGTAGGTTCTCAAGACGCATCTTATTTAACTGGATTTGTGTTGAAACTTTAATTGTTTCACCACTATCTGTAAAATGTGTTTCAGCACTGAACCAATCATTGACAGAATTATCAGCACAAGCAATTTTATTTGAATTAGACCACTCTACTACAAACTCTTTCATAAATCACCAATCGATAAGTTTATCTAAATAGTTATCCATTGTACTCATGATCCCACTTGCGGGATAGTGATTTAGATAACCTTTATCATCAATAGTAAATACAGCTCCATCTTCTGTTGTGATAGAAGTTATTGTGATGTGTCCATCTTTATGAGCCACCCGAAGGGCATACATTTGCCCCTCTGTAGCTACCTTAACAACACTCTCATCACTATCAATAACTAACTGTAGCCAATAGTCTAAGTTTCCATCAGACACAGCTACAGAATCATCAGCAACTAGTTGTACAGAGAATTCTTTCATAAATTAATCAACTCTTCAGTGGGAACTACTTGCTTTAAACCAAACTCACCACCTCTTTTCCAAACATTCTGGTTACTAGAACCACGGAATAAAAGTGATGGGTCAAATAATTCCATTTCGAATTTACCATCAATCAACACATCAACAGCTTGCATGATACGCCAGCGTTTCCAATTATATCCATCATCCTCTGGATCAATCTCTAGTACATGATATTGTGTTGGGTCAGCAATACTAGGAAGTAGTGGATTGAGTAGTTTTTCATACTCAAACCCAGTCCATAACCAAATATCCTTACCAGGACATTCAACCCTTACTCGCCTGATAAGTTGGAGTACTCCATCGAGATTTGACGGATGGAGTGGGTCTCCTCCAGACAAAGAAAGCCCACGACGACGGATGGATTCATCATTGAGGTCAGCAATAATTCTGTCCTCAAGTTCTTCGGTAAACTTAACACCTGAATCGGGGTTCCACGTTTCAACATTATAGCAACCTCGGCAACCATGGATACAACCAGAAAGGAAAAGTGTTGCTCGAACACCTTTCCCATTTAATACATCATTTGGACGATAATCGTGATAATTCATCATTCAACCTTACAATGTGGATAATGACTATTTCGACATAACTTACAACCACCAGTTAGGCAAGAGATCTGATTTACAAGGATACTTTCATCACATTGTAATTCACTCAAATCTTCATTGATGTTTGAAATTCGATATCGAATATTATCTAATCGATCAATCAAATCTCCTAAATCTTCATTATCACTCATGAAAATGTTCTCCTATTTTAAAAATCAAAGGCAAGAATGAACAAAAGATTGCTGCTAGCATTAGTATTGACATTATAAATCCCACAAATTATATCCAGCTTTCCAGTCTTCCTCATATTTAGATGAGCTATGAAGTGTGTTTATATCATCATCACTAATATCTTCTGTCATACTTTTTCGACGAAAAGTGTTAAAATCGTAATCATCTTCCTCTTCTCGTAAATCACTTCGAAGGCTCATAAACTATCCTTATATTTAAAATAATCTTGTCCTACAAGATCTGGATTATTGGTAATTGCTTCTTTAAAGAAAGAAAAGAGTTGTTCTTCAGTTATGAAGTGAGAACTATCTTCTCCTTCAGAGCAAGGGTCAATCCGTTTTGACATTGTGCTTTCTCATCCATTCATTTGATTGGCGCACCATCTCTTCAGCCTCAGCTTGTTCTTCAGGTGTGCGTTCTTTTTTGTTACCTTTTATGAATATAGGAGGGTTATCAGGTCCCCAACAGAAACGAGAGTGACGAAGATCTTTGTCTAATGCTTTACCTGCTTCAGATAAAGCTTCTTTGAATTTATCACTTCGTTTGATAGTACGCCTTTTACGAGCCTCCTTTATAGTGATGAATGAATTATCAATTTGCTCTTTTGAGAATATATCATGATTAATTTTTGTCACTCAAGAACTCCTTAAGTTTTTCAACTTGTTCTTTGGTTATAGTAGCAGAGACATACCCAAATGGTGTTTGATTAGCATCAATCTCCATCTTACCATCCTCATGGATGATAAAACTTAAGTCAGCTTCATCAGTCCCAGAGTGTAATCCTAACTCTCTCATTATGAAAGCTCCATAGTGTTAATAGCTTGGACTTCTTCATTATCATCAATGCTAGCACAGTCATCAGATCCTATCCTAACGCAATTATATTCTGTAGTGTAGATGTCTAAGGTGAAAGGGATAACCTTTAACCAATATCGATTACCCCATTGAAAAGCATGACCAATTTTAATAGTTTCAAACTTTACACAAGGAAGTGTTTTATTAATTATTTTCATAATGACTCTCTCTTTAAAAGAAAAGGGGCTTCGGCCCCTTATTTATTTAGAAATGTTTAACTCTGTTAATGACTTCAAATTGTTTACCACGAATATATGGAATACTACCCACATTACCAAGATAACCACATGTGCGTCTAACTACACTAATATTTTCCTGATTCTTATTGCCACATTTTGGGCACTGATAGCCATCTTTAGTAGCAGTGAACTCACCATCAAACCCACACTCAAAGCACTCATCTACTGGTGTGTTAGTTCCAATATAAGGTACACGGGTGATAGCATAATCCCAACAAGATTCTAGTGCCTCCAAATTATGCTTCATATCTGGATATTCAGCATAACAAATATGACCACCAGAAGCTAGCATAGGGTAGCGAGATTCAAAGTCAATCTTCTCAAAAGGAGTTACCTTTTTCAGAACATCTAGATGAAAGGAGTTTGTATAATAACCTTTATCAGTAACACCAGCAATGCTGCCGAAGTTAGACACATCAATGCGACAAAAACGGTCACAAAGACTTTCAGAAGGGGTAGAATATAATCCGTATCCGTATCCTGTCTCTTTTTTCCAGACATCAGTAGTGCCCCTCATCTTTTTAACTACAGCTTCAGCGAAGCCTTGAGCCATTGGATTATCAAACGGGTGTGTTTCACCACTAAACATACTATTCATCATTTCATGAAGACCAATATAACCTAGTGAGATTGAAGCACGACCATTTTTAAAGAGTTCACTAATGTAATCATCAGCTTTCATCTTGACACCAAAAGCACCCTCCATGTATAACATTGGGGCTACTGATGCTTTGACTCCATCTAGTGATTTAATTCGAACTTCTAACGCATCTCTACATAGTAGTAGACGCTCATCTAGTAATCGCCAGAACTCATTGAAATCTCCATTGGATTCAATTGCGATACGTGGCAAGTTAAGAGAAACAACACCCAGATTATTTCGTCCATTTGTTTGATACTCACCTGTTTCAGGGTTAACCCAACCAGATAAGAAACTACGGCAACCCATAGGATAAGTTATCTTATCACTACCTGTTACTTCTAGATTCTTTTCATAAGAAAGGATATCAGGGTACATACGCTTACTAGCACAATCAAGAGCAATCTTCTTAATATCATAATTGATATCATCGGGGTTTAGATTGACACCTGCCTTGACAGCAAAAACCAACTTAGGGAATACAGGTGTTACACCTTTAGCGCCTAGACCAGTGATTTGATTTTCAAGGATACCTTTTTGGATTAAACGAGAACCCTCACAAGTACCCATACCAAAACCGAACGTCACAAAAGGTGATTGCCCATTAGAAGTATGAAGAGTATTAACCTCATATAATAGACCTTGCATTGCTGAGTTAACATCTCGCTCAGTCATAGATTGACCATAAGCTTCTTGATCAACAACACCCCATGTTTCTGCATCGTTTAGATGTTTTACATAGGTCATATTTACATAAGGAGCTAATACTGTATCAATATCTCCAATTGTTGTACCACCATATTGACTAGAAGCTACCTGGGCAATAACCTGAGCTGTCAGAGCAGCTGCTGTGGTAATAGACTTAGGTGTTTCAATATCTGCCGCTCCCATTTTAAAGCCATTATCAAACATGAACTTTAAATCAACCAAACAACAGTTTGTAATTGGGAAGAATGGGCTATAATCTAAATCATGGAAATGAATTACACCACTTAGATGAGCATCAGAGATGTGTTTAGGCAATATGTGCTTTGAAGCATAATGCTTACTAATAATACCAGCTAATAAATCCCGTTGAGTATGTAGAACTCGTGAGTCTTTATTAGAATTCTCATCAAGTACTTCTGTATTAGTTCTATTAATCAAACCCATAACTTGCTCATGTAAAGAAGAACCCTCTTCACGAGCTTTGTCACGACGAGCACGGAAATCAATGTAAGCGCGAGCAACTGTTGGATGCTCCACCATTAAGATATCTTCTACATAAGTGTGAATCTCCTTAACAGTAATATCCTCTGTTCGAGAGAATAATGTGTTTTGGATTTCTAAGGCAATATTTACAGCCCAACCTGAATCAGGTACACCTACTTCGTTCATAGCTTTAATAATGGCATTGATGATTTTATTTACATCAAAAGTTACAACAGAACCATCTAGTTTAATTACATTAATCATTATATATCCTTATATATTAAGATGAGAAGCCCTACTTCCTGAAGGGCTGATATTACATTTTATTACTTATTTAAACTTGATAAAATCTCTTTCATATCAAGCTTGTTTTTAGATACTTTAGGTTGGGTCGTAGTGTCAGGTAAATATTTAACAAACTGCGGTAGTTGAGTTTCTAATTGTTTGATAGTGTTAACTGATATTAGCAAACCCATCACTTTGTTAGTAAACGCTACTCGTTTCAACTCATCACCTTTTAGAGTATCTAACTCTGTAAGCATTGCTTCGTGGTGTTTAGGAAAATTTTCCATGTGAATAGAAGTAGGAAACAGTGTACCTATTTCAAGGTTCTGGATATTAGTACTACTTCTCCAGTTAGTATTTTTTAATTGATACCTAACATACACACAAGAGTTCTTTTCTGCTTTTCGGATACCACCAATGGTCATACCAATTGAGGAAGCATTAGTAAGTGCCTGAGCATCTTCTTGTAAAGATTCATATGCCTCAATTACTTTTGGAGTCATAATCTTTTTAATAATATTGTGAACATGTTTCGTAATAACTTCATGTTCAGAAAGAGGTAACTCTGAGTACTGACTATCGGCAATAATGGCATTTAGCATTTGAGTACGGATAGTTTTATTTAATCGTGACATGAGAAACCCTTATATTTTAGAAGAGAAACCCCACTCCTTGTGGGGTTGATATGGTATTTTATTACTTATTTAAACTTGATAAAACCTCTTTCATATCCATCTTTTTACTAGAAACTTTAGGTTCAGTTAAAGATTCAGGAAGATATTTAACAAACTGCGGTAGTTGAGTTTCTAATTGTTTGATAGTGTTAACTGACATTAGTAACCCCATCACTTTGTTAGTAAACTCTGTATGTTTCTTTATAGAATCTTGAATACCCTCAATCTCATCAATCATTGCCTTATGATCTTTAGGGTAATCTTCCTGTATATGTAGAGTGTTTGGGATAAGTGTCCCAACCTCAAAACCATACACACAGTAAGAGTTTGTATGGCTAGAGTTTTTACGCTGGTAAGTTACACTACAACACTGACTACCATAATAATGTTTAGGTGTATCTTCAACCTCTTTAGTGATCTCTCGCACACCTAGAAGGTTGAGGTGTAAGATAGGTTTCATATTATCAATTGAACTTTGAAGTTCATGATAAGAAGCAACAACATCTTCTGTCATCTCTCTTTTAATAATCTCTAAAGCATACTTCTTAACAATAGAATATTCATAGATATTAACATTAGCGAATGAGCTATCAGAAATGATAGCTTTTAACATTTGATTGCGGATAGATTTATTTAAGCGTGACATATAGTTGTATCCCTTATTTCTTTTTAGTTGGAATGATTGCTACTAATAAAATGTGTTCTAACAATACTGCTAGTGAAATATTCCCCACTTTCCTTGAGGCTGCTGATTCTGCACTTATGATATCAACTAACATACCTTTTACCCCTTGAAGGTCAAGGATATCATTAATAGTCGTCTCTAGTGTTAGTGACGTGATTTCTTGAGGGGTAACTGTTTCTTGTGTAACCAAGTGGTCAATTACATCTTCAAAGAAGTCCTCAAGCTTGTCTAGAGTTTTCTCATCTTCACTATATGTTGATAATACATCACATGCAGATTTGGCTACAAAAGCTGTAGCCAAAACCCGACGCAACATATTATCCAGTGTTATTTTACCTTTTGTATCTTTAAATAACATAGGATATTTTTACCTTATAAAGATGAACGTAAGAAGTAGACTTGTAAACCTGCCCACTCTTGAATATCATCTAAGATAGCATTATCACAGCTAATCTTAGTTCTTAGTGTATCACACTTGACAATCAGTCGATTGAAATTACTAATCATACTATTAAGCATTACAGTTGCTGTAGCTGTAGTTGCAACCTCATCAACACCCTTTACTGCTGCTAAAGCAGAGGCATTAATTGACACTCGGACATTCTGAAAACGAGCACGTTCTGCTACTCGATCACCTAGTTCTTGTGCCCCAGTTTCAATAAGGTCAAACCGAGCATGAAGACCTTCAAACATAGGTCCATGTACATTCCAATGGCATGTTTTAGATACATTGGCGATTGCATATAGTGTTGCTACTAAATCTTGATTCATAAAAAACTCCTTACGCACTATCTTTAAAATACAAAGCCACCGATTACTTGGTGCGTAATTACAAGTAGCTGTCGCTTACATAGTAAGATGGCTTTGTTTTTAATTATAAGTTTGAACCAACATTATTAGAAACATTATCCATAACTTGTTGTGTTATTACTATTGTCTTCTTTGGGTTGACATTAGTTAGCCGTCCATCTGGCTTCACAATTCTAATTGTTTCAGATGTAGCACTTTCTACACTACACACTGTTAATTGAGAACCGTACTTGCCATTAGACCAGACTACATAATCATGTTGTTTAATAACACGATTAAGAATGTCTCGGTGTAAATAGGCTAGCATGTTTAATCCTTCTTATCTAATCTATTATCTATATCATACTTAAGACATCGTATGACCTGCTCCTTGGAATGCTTCAGTTGCTCCAATTTGTCCATTGTAATTCCCTTTGATTGCATAACTATCCTCCCCGACATCTTCATGTCTCTCAAACTTAACTTGCCCAACCCGCATCCCAGGTTTGATCAATAGCTCATGAGTATTAAGCATATTTTTAAATTCCATAGTCAGTTGGCTTCCATGCCAACCAGCATCACACCAACCAGCATTCATATGCTCTAGAAAACAGCGACCTAGAGTAGATCTTAATACAAACTGACCAGAGATAGTATTTGGTAGGTTGAAAAATTCAATAGAGTGTGCTAGGAAGCATTGTCCTGGTCGAATAATAACTCCCTCTTCTCCAATTTTAATCTTAGTAAAAGTTGGTGACTCTTTCGCATCAATATCTACCAACCCAAATGATGTTTCATCTTCTACTAAAATTTCATCTCCGATGCGAATATCAATAGATGCTGCATTAACATTTTCATGTAACGCAGTGATGATATTTAAATCAATCAAATCATGTAATTCTTTACCAACGATTAAAGACATTATATTTCCTTATTTAAAATAATTAGGCAGTGTGCGGGGATGGTGTACAGGTTTGTGGATTGTGATAATCACATTTAAACCCATATTTTCGATAGCTTTAGCTAAACGCATCCATCGACCATCTTCTCGTGTATTAACATCTAACATTACATTCTGTACACCAGTGAAATCCCCAACAACGAAATCTCGTTCTGAATGATCATTTGGGAATAGATAGTGTGTTTCTAGTCGTTCTCTTGGAACTCCTAACTTGATAAGCCTCACCATCAAATCTCGTGGCCACTCTTCACTACTGATGACCATTGTTTTACCACTAAAAGTAGAAGCAATACGCAGAGCCTGGGTGGTTTTCCCAGATGCGCTTGAACCTTTAATAGTGATTAAATTGCTCTTCATTATTCTACCTCTTTGGGGAGAAGGTGTGTCTCAAAGAAGCTTTGAATAGTCGTAACTCCTTTTATAACACTTGTTCCATTCATGATTAAAGTGGGGACATCCCATACCATTGGGTGACTACCATCAACAATAATGGTCACTGGGAGCTCATACTTATTAATGATATTCTTTAAAAAAGCACAAGGAGCACAAGAACCACTTGAAACATATAAATCTAGCTTAGCCATACTTGTAACTCCTTAGTACAATTCAACAACTGGTGGATTCTCTGGATCAAACCCTGCTCGTTTACACAGATATAGGTACAACTCTACGTTAACGTTTACATCTTGATAACAGTAATCATACATTTCTTCTGTAAATGTAGACCAATCTGCTGTCTTTCCGAATTCATCTTTAAACACACCTAGTGTTTTACCCCAAGAATCCAAGGAGTGACCTTGAATCCTGTCGGGGTCTAGCATACGAGCTATTACTAGAGTATCAAAAGAGGCAGGAGGCATAAACTCTGGATATAACTTCCTAAGCGCTGGATTATCATAGTCACAGACATTATGGCCTATTGTAACTTTCGCAGTCTCTAGAAGTTTTAAAGATTCAACTATCTCATTAGGTCGAAAACCTACAGACTCTCTTGTAATGGCATCGATTATCCAAATACAATGAACCCTATCTACTCCATGATAAAGATCATTAGCCTCTATATCGAATACCCAAACACCAGAGGAGTTTTGTAGGAACTTTTTGATACGGTCAGAAGTGATCATTAGTAGATCACCTCACCATCAATACCAGCGCTATAGTCTTCATTTGCTAGTAAGAAAGGTCCCTCTGGGTTAATTTCACTCTCATTACGTTCAAGGAGTCGTCCAGTCTCATTAACATACTTCATATGTACAATACCAGATTTACCATATTTTCGATCTTTCAACAATCGAATAACAGAGTAATTCTTAGCATCACCATCCGCTTGCTTATTACGTTCAAAGCCAATAATCAGCTGACACCATCTCATCAAAGAACGAGAACCAGTAAATTGTACCTCTTTAACAGCTCCACCTTCTTCATGTGGTGGACCGCCATTAGGAGCATTCAAGTGACTGAATACGAAGCATGTAAAATCTAACTCTTTACATAGCATAGCTAATTCAGAAGCAATAATACCAATTGCTGTATTTGCCTCTGCTGGTGTCATATGTCCAACCAAAGCAGTGATATTATCTAAGAAAATCCACTTACATTGATTCTCTACGACCCAGAATCGGATACACTTCTTAATTTCTTCCCATTCATTTTGACCGAAGTTATTGTACAAGAATAACTTACCATCATACTTCATTGCCTCACTACGAAGAACCTCTGGATCAAACTCAACATCAGGTCGATGGAAAGGTTGATTTGCAGATTTACCAGCAATATTCTTTACAGAATCACCAACAGTTTCTTCTAGTAAGAATACACCAACATTCTCATTATACTTAGTTACAAAGTAAGATGATAATTCGTGTGCAATCAATGTCTTACCAATAGATACACCAGCACCAATGGCAATGATTTCACCAGTACGGAGGCCGTAGGTTAAATCATTAAAACCTTTCCATGGTGTTAATTGACCCCATTCTGGCTTTTTAAGCGCATCTTCAATACAATCTGCAACGGAAACAGAAGAAGCTGGTGACTCTTTAGCTGCTTTAAATCGCAACAAATTCACAAGTTCATTCTGACGTCCATCCATTAACATATCGTTGGGGTCTTTAATATCCCCACCATCCTTACGCTTACCTTTAGGAGCACGACAGATTTTAATATCTGGGTACAACTTACGGAAAGTCTCGGCAGCCTCATCTCCAGCATCATCATTATCCATACAGACAACGATTTCAGCAAAACCATCTAAGAATCGGCGGTTACGAGATACAGCAGCAGCTACACTTTTAGAACCATCAGGCAAGGAAACACATGCAGGCCTGTATTTACTATTGCCAGCACTATCTGATAAAGCTTGGAATCCAGACATTGCTGACAGTTCATCCTCGAAGAGGAATAATTTTTCACCCCACACATCCCCCTTTTGAGCTTGATTAATTCCAAAAAGATCACAACCAGAACCATCACCTACAGCATAGAAGTACTTAGGGTCTAAAGATCGAACCTTATAACCAGTAATCTCACCACCCTTGGTTTTAGGGTAGAAGTGAGAGATTGGTGTCTCCCCATCACGGAAGTCAAGTCCAACTCGTACACCAAACCTCTGGGCTACATCTAATCGAATAGCACGAGATACTAAAGCTTTGATTGGTAGTTCTTCTACTTCAGCTAGAGCCTCCTCTAACTCCTCAGGAGTCAATTCTTTCCTAACCTTACGAGAGGCCTCAATTGACTCCCTATTATGCTCTGTTAGAAACTCATGATGTCCACACCTATTACAGTGGCACCATTCATCCTGGGTTTCATTATTACGCCAGTGCATTAAGTGATTGCCTGTTCTATCCCGACCTGCTTCCGTACAGGGTGGACAAGCACTATCACCAATAATTTCCTTTACGCCATAAACTCGTGACATATATCCATATTCCTTGTCTTTGAGTGAAAACTTTTTATTTTAAAGCAACTTCAATGTCACTTTTTATCAATATAGTTGGTTCTAATAATAAGAAATTATCTCCAAGACAATCCTTACCATATTTTATTGCTGACTCTTTTGAATAGAATTTAATCTTAGGAGACTCTACCTTGAGATCTCCATTAACTGCTTCACCAACATAATTAGTAAACTTACTAGTACGACCAACTACCATCCAGAAATTCTCAACAGTTTCCACTTTAAGCTTTTCTGGTGAGATTTTTAATGGAGGTGCTCCTTTATATAAGTTGATATGACAAAGTGTATTACCCTTAGCATTTATAGATGTTTTTTCAACAACACCTACACAACCAAATGTCCTCAACTTCATATCATTGATAATAACAGGCATACCTTTAATAAGGACACGTAAATCCATAAATAGTTCTCTTAATAAAGGCGACCAAAAACTAGCCGCCTTATTTTATTAATTATTACCAGTTCGTGTCTTCTTTAACATCGTCCATGTGACGACACCAATCACCATCTGATACAATCTTATCTTCACCTTGGTCTTCGTCGATGTGATAGATCCATGCTGTAATCATTTGACCATCATCCAATTCAACTTGAATCTCAGTGCGATTATAATGATTATGAGATTGACCTTCACGATAACCTTCAAGACTATCATACGCTCCACGAAGACCTGTTAGGGGTGCTTTAAATACATCAACAACTACACGAGTATTAGCGTAATTGTGTGCTAGTGAAAGACTTGGGTAGCAATCTTCACAGTAGTTGTATAGATTACAAGTTTCAACTGTTTTACCTTGAGAGAAAAACTCACCATCACCATAAGCATTAACACGGAAATTACCCATGCCTCGACGTAAGCTACCATATGTAGCAATGTAACAAAAACCATCTTCAAGTTTAGTATCAAGGATAGTTTCAACAGCAGGATTATTTAGTGTAGTCATTATAGTATACAACCTTTTTAAGAAAATACTCACTTTGGAGTGGATTATTTACAGTACAGAGTGTTACAAGATATTAATAACCAGAACGACCTCCTACCCAAGACAAATCTTGTTTTAGCTTATGAAATTTATCATAATCATCATGATCACGAGCCTCAATTAAAGCATCAACAGTAAATCTTGCTTGTTCTAATCTCTTTGCTTTAAGAAGAGCATCCTTGCCAACACCATCTTCTGAGTAGTAAGTCATTTGTGACTTATATTTATCATGTTGTTTTTGGAAGAATTTAAAACCATCATCTTCATCACGCTCATCCATAAGGCACATTGCTTCATAGACATAGTGGGATTTCTTCTTAATAGTTGCTAAGTCAGCCTTATTATTTTCTGAGGTTTTGTCTAATGAAATCAGGTCTTCTTTAATCCAACCTTGATATTTTTCAATAATAGCATTCATGAGAATTTGAGAGTTAGTCATTATTATATACAACCTTTTAAGAAAAAAAGCTCACCCAATGTGAGGTTATTTTACAGATAGTTTTTAGAGATTAATATTTCTATTAATAGCCATCGTAATCCAGGTCTTTTTGGATAGTGTTAAATGTTTCGTAATCTTTATTACTAATCGCTTCACGCATCACTTCAATCTTCAATGTAAGATTATTAATTCGGTTATCAGAATCACCAAGAAACTTATGAGAGCCATCTTCATTATAAGTACGATCAATATGTCCCTTTTTATTTTCAGCCATTGAGGAAAAGAACTGTAAACCATTGACATTACAGCGATCTTTCATGAATGTTTGAGCTAATACTAAATAAGATAACTCATCTGTGCGTTTTTCGTACTCTTCCGCATGCCTTTTAATATCTTTTACACGTTTATCGATTAAATCCGACAACCAACCTTCGTATTTCTTGAGTGACTCTGTCATCATCTTTTGTAGTTTGCTCATCTTTTGTTTCTCCATTTTGTTGATAAAATTAGGTTCAATTGTAACAAAACCACGAATGAGTCCTGATTTAAGACCATTAGCAAGATAATACTTACCATCAATATAACGATAGAACATATTATTTACTGGGTGTGTATGAGTAGCAGCTTTGTAATAATTGAAACTATACTCAGTGATATAAGGTTGTTTCATTATACTTTCTCTGCGACGATTGTTAGTAAACTAATGATTGTATCCAATTTATCGAATAACAACCATACAAGGTATATAATGAAAGCCGACCACGATAAACCTGCAATTATGCTAAATAAGCCCCACATATATTACCCCTTCACATTCAAAATAGGCTTAATGTAGTCTACAATATGAACTGAATCATTTTGTAGCTTCATTACATCAAAGATGTTCTTATAAGCAGATGGACTTTCATCAATAGTGCTCTGGCTAATACAACCAACAATACCTTCCATTTCTTTTTCCATCATCTCAAGGGAGATTACTTGCTTAGCAGCAGAGCGAGACAGAACGCGACCAGCTCCATGAGAAGAAGAACATAAGTAATCTTCATTTCCTAAACCTTTTACAATAAAACAACCATCACGCATATTACCAGGAATTACGCCAAGCATATCTTTCTCAGCGTGAGTAGCACCTTTTCGGTGGATATAAGTACCTTGTTCTGTTTTATACACATGGTTGTGATTTCGATTAATGAACTGTCGGGTGATTACATTTTTATCAAGCATATCAGCGATACATTTAATAATAATATCAGACATCACTTTACGGTTATTTAGAGCATACTCTTGAGCAATATATGCATCATTTATATAATCATATAATAGTGGATCATCTTTCATTAAGGGGTAATTACCCTCAGTATTACCTTTCATTACACCAGCAGCGTTGGCTGCCAAACGCATATACTCAGTAGCCAATCCATGACCAAAACCGCGACTACCAGAGTGGATAGTAATACAGATACGATCAGAATTATCATGTCCGATTTCGATAAAATGATTACCTCCACCCAGAGTGCCAAGCTGGTTTCCTGCACGCTTAGTGTATACAGCCTTCCCACGAAGAGTCAACTTGTCATGATCACAACCACTACCAAAACCCATATCAGCTTTATAACGACTATTACCTACAGGTATATATTTTAAGATAAGATTTTTAAGAGTTTCTAATTTTTCAGTAGTAAACAAGTTTTTTGGGACATTAGCTAATACTGTACAAGATACTCCACAGCCGATATCGTAACCTACCCACGCTGGAACAACGGCATCACGTGTTTCAACAACAGCACCAATGGGGAGCGCATAACCAGTATGAGCATCAGGCATCAATGCCCCTTTGATAGCAAACGGTAGGGCCATTGCTGCTTCCATCTGAGCCAATGCCTTACCTTCAAGTAGTTGGGGATCAGCAAAAACTTTATACTTACTTACTTTCTGAGCCATAATCAATAACCTCTTTACATTTAACAACCAATTCTTTCTCGTAAACCTTTATTGAGTTGCGAGAATAAATATGAGGGATTTCTTCTAATAATGAAGATTTAACTTGTTCGCAGACACCCATATTAGGCATAGGTGTTACTTCGATTCCACCAAAACCCTTATCGAAGGATGAGACAACAGACATCACAATTAAGAATACAACTGTTGTGCTCATAGTTTAAAACCAAGAGCTTCTAATTGCTCTTGATCTCTCTCAAAAGCTGCCATGTGATTTTTACGGGCAATTTCTAATTGATTATCTAGAAAATCTTTTCGCTTAGTGGCAAGCTTCTCTATATGAACTCTTGTTTCTTCGCTAAGAGTTATCTCATGAGATTGAACAGCATGAAGTATCGTATTTAGGTTGCTAATTGATTGATAGGTAAGAATACGCTTGTTAATAATATCAGATAGATAGTTTTTAGCTTCTTCATGTGTTTCAAAGAAGGCAACCTGAATACCAGAAGAGCCTGTAGCAGATGTAGCTGTTAAAGTTGGTTTGTATTGATTAGTAATATCAAGAGTAATTTTTCTTGCGTATACTAAATCATTATCAGTATCATCTTTTTCAGCACAGAATTGTTCTGGCGTTAATAATTTGTATGTACCATAGCTTGAATAAACTACCCAATTATGTGACTGATTAATAAAACCTTCAAGCATTTCCAGCTGCTTTTTAATCTCAGGGGAGTTAGTAATATTAGATAAAGATTCATCTAGGTGTTTTCTTGATTTACTAAGTTTTTCTTCGACACGATACTGTTTTTGTAATTTTGCTACTCCTTTTTTAAGTAATTCAATTTGACCCACAAGACGAGCTTCTTCTTTTTGTTTATAAGAAGTAGGTACATTCTTTAATTCTACATTAGAATATAATGCTACGAAGTTATCACCACTAGCATACTCTATATCCCACCCATCAATGAAAATCTCACGAGCAATGAACTCTTTATTATTAACTTTAGCTACAACTTCAACTTTACGACCATCTTTTAAAATAACAGTTTCCATTTCTAAAACCTCTTATTGATCTACTTCAATAGTAACATCAACGACCGTAACCATATCAACAACAGGTTTAATATCTGTAGAGTCAAGCATTAAGCCTGAACTAACCCATAGATACTTAACTCTACCATCGTTGTCTTGGATTCTTCGAATCAAATTTCCATTAAATAGTGCGTGATCTCCTACTTTTAATTGGCTAGCTTTTAATTTATTATCTTTTCGCAATATAATTGTTGTAGTTGCCATATTATTCCCATCCATTCCAATTTGTATCAACCCATCGGTCATATGATATATTTTTATAACCTACTCGACTAAAAGAAATAAAACCATCATACAGGGTTTCATACACTTTTGAAGAGCAATAATGTTCATCTACATCATGAATTAATTCCTTTCCATTAATCTTAATTGTATCATCAGTTATATCATCACGATATTCACTATTGAGTATAGCTAAAATATCTGACAATTCTTCATCCATGAGTATTCCTTATTTCTTCAGGAAATACATCCCTAAGCCAGACGCAACCATAAGTGTGGCTGCTACAAAAGCTATTACAGGTTGTTCATCTACATAAACATTTAATGTGATTATCTTACCAAGCATGAAGCTGCCAGCTGTCATAAAGAAAGCAGCCATAACTTTATCATTTATCATTGGCTTTGCCATAATCGTTTAGCTTCTTGTAAAGCTAAAATAAATGAGTCGATATCATCGTACTTAATATGACATTGATAATCTAGACCTTGACCACGTGAAATGTTCACCTGAGGGCCAGAACCATCAGTAAGAATACAACCCTTACCCAGTCCAGCATTATTATCAGCAAAGCGGATAACATCGACTTGGGTTTGTTGTTTACGAATATCTAATTCCATACCTGTAACCTTTTTATAAAAACTAAAACCAAGAGCCATAACTAATACCCATTTAAAATAGCCACCAATTATAAAATTAATGGCTATCTGTAAATTAATTCTTCAAAGCCTCTAGTTTGAAATCAGCAATCATTTCAGGAGTGAAATTATAAACACTCTTAAGTATTTTGGTATATTCATCCACCTTGCTTTGGCAAGGCTTATGATACCCAAAGAAAACATGAGTTCGAGCACGAACCACACCTTTGAAGCGCTCTAAGCATTCATCAATACTCATTATTTCCATAAGAACCTCTTATCGTAGTGACTCAATATCAATATTATTATCATTACCACAACGTTTCAAGATTGACTCAAAACCTACCACTGTTTGTAATTGTAATTCGCTTAGTGTTGCTAATTGGATAAAACCTTGATTTGTTTGATGTTCCACACACCGTTTATACACTGAGCTTTGTTGATCTATATGAAATAGTAATTCAGATATTGTTTTTTCAAGGTCTTTTACACGTTCATTACTTTGATTGAGTTCAATCTGTGTTTTAGGTTTATCAATATTAAACGTTAGTAATAATCTACTAATTGCATCTGCTTGCTCAGTTGTCATGCTTTCCACGTAACAGCACCTTGTATTGTCGGAAGATTCTCTTAAATCGTATAGATCGCTCACCATCACCAGCATGATGTTCTATCCAATTACCCATAGACAAGAGAAGCTCATCACGAGCTTCATCAAGGTCTACTACTTTCTTAGGAGACTTACCTGGCATTAACCTTCGCCACGTGTAGTTAACTCCGTTCGGATCACAATTGCTGATTCAGCACACATTGGTTTACGGAGAATATTCATAAGTACTGGACTGACTTCAACACCGTCCGTCTCCACTTCCTTGATAACATCCAATACGTAAGCATCTAAAAGCCCCTTAAAGTTTTTGAATGATACTTCTTCAGGAAGCATCTTACTGATTACAGTGTAGAAACGTTGTGGTGTGATATATTCGCTGATTTTCAGGAATACTTCTAATTCTTCAGGTGACATCTGTGTAGTTTCAGACTTAGGTTTCTTACCTGTAGCTTTTTCTAAGAAAGCTACGCTTTTATTCTTAAAGATTAGGCGTTGGATATCACCATTTGGGTGGTTAATCAGGACAGTTTCAGTTGGAGAGATAACAGTACCTTCACTGATGTTACCTTCCATTGCTTCACTTTTCTCTGACCACTTGGAGTTGAAGGTGTTGTCAATCTTGAGTGCTTCCCAGAATGTTAAGTTTTCACCTAGCAAAGTGGGATTTGGAATACCAGCAACTTCACAGAAATATTTCATATCTGTATAAGGCATATATACACCATCGACACGCAAATCAAACGCAGCGAATTCAAATTTGTCACAGTAGAACACTTCTATTTGAACAGGTCGGTAATTTCCAACATTAGATCCACCAAATAATTCACCGTAAAGGTTTACTTCTTTACCAGCATAAAGCTGAGAAACAGCACGCTTGAAGCCTTCAATATATTCAGCAATAACAAACTGCTGACCATAAAACTTAGCTTCTTCGGGGATAAAAGAAGAACGCTTGCCGAATAAAACTTCACCTTCAGTGTTAGAGTTGAAGCTATAATTACAACCGTGGATTTTTTCAGTTACATTGAAAAGGATATTTTCAATAACTTCTGGATGATCTTTATACCATTGGATAGTTTTAAGGTTCATACCAGTTAGTGAGTTGTATTCATGAAATTTCATTTTTATTCAGCCTTTTCAAATTCAGGACAACGTTTAATTAACATACGGTACATCCACTTACCACTGTAAGATGATCCACCGCGTTCTTTTTCAATACGAGTTACACTTTCACCAATCATGTAGAAAGAGATAGAAGAGCCATCAATTAAGGATTGCTCTTCTCGACCACACCAATAATAACGAGAGAAATACTCAAGTAAAGTGAAATAAGCTAAGGTTGACAACACTAGGAAACCTAGCATAATGAAAAACGGTATCATAACAACTGCCCCATAAGGTCACTTACTGCTCTCTTTTCAGCTAAGTCTGATTTAATTTTACGCTCACCATCAGCGTGTATTTTTGTTAGTTTATAAATATCAGGATATTTAGTTTTAAGTGTTTCATAAGTCCGACAATTTTTGATAATAGTTTTGGCTGTTCTTTTAAACTTAACAAGAGCTTCATTTTTATCAGCCCAGTCTGTTATAAAATCTTTAATAGATTTAAGCTGATTTACATCAATAGGAAGTGTATCAATATGAATAGTTTCTGGTGAATATATTTGTTGCGCTATGGATAGTCTGATTAAACCTTTACTCCCTATACGTTCATCTAAACCACTAAGCTGTACATAAGTAGTTGTTGAAATATTAATATAAGTATATGCACCAAGTTCTTTTTTAATTCTAGTACTTTCTTCCCGAAGGCAATCAATGGCCTTTTTAATTTCCTCTTGGTTTAATTTAACTAAAAGCGACGGTAGTAGTTTTTCAGCTAATTCTTTTTGGAAAAGGTCATCTCGAAGTACATCTTTATGTATTGAATTAGAAACTAATGCATTTATTAGAGTATCAACCTCATTAGTACTGATAAGCATTTTAACCTCTTTATTTGTTGTTAATTTATTTAAAGAGGTTCTCAGTTTTACCCAAGAACCTCCTAATAAATTACTTACAAGATGTAAGTTATTATTTACCAGCCTTTTTTGCTCGTGACCAGATGAAGAAGCCAAGCATAGCATTAGCAATGAAGCCAACGTATAGGATAGCTAATTGATCTAGACCTTTTAAATGGAACATATAAACATAAACAACGTTAGCAGCAATCCAGAAAATCCAAGCTGAACGAATACGTAACATCAACATAATTTGAGCAAGAAGACAAATCACTGTTGTATAAGCGTCAAGGTATGGGACAACTGAATCGGTCTTAGCATCTAAGAAGAAACCAACAAAGAACGTACCAGCAGCAGTTAAACCAATAGCTCCTAACCAACTAATGAATGATAAGTCTGAGATTTTAGATTCTGTCTTATCACTGCCACCTTTCCACCAGTACCACCAACCATAGAAGCCAGTGATGAAGTAGAAGATTTGAAGAACAGCATCAGCATATAACCCCCATAAGAACCAAGCAGATAGTCCATACATAGTCACACCAATGATACCAATTGGCCAGTTCCATTTAGTATTAAGAGCACACATGAACACATTTAAACCTAGGACAATTGTAGTTAACAGCTCAATGTTTAATACAAACCAATCCCATCCCATTTGGAACATCGTAGCAGCATCACCGATATTGATTGTTGAAACAGCACTTGATACAGACATTTATATCTCCTTTAAATAAACCCTTGTGGGTTATTGTTATAAATTTAGTGATTTACAAATAATACAATTATTCTGCTAGAGTAATGAATGGGTATTTAAAAACTTCACCTGGTTCATCATCACCATTATTATAGTCATATTTAAAAATATCCTCAGATGGAGAGTACTTCTTAATAATTTTAGGATTTTCAGTTGACATCCAATAACTATTATTAATAACCACTTCCATCTCTGGGTCGTGTTGTTGTAAAGTTTTAATTAAATCTTTAATTTTCATAAGACCTCTTATTATTACTTTAATTTTTATAAAACCCAATCTAGAAGTTTTATGTTAATAGGATAGATACAAACCTCTAGGGTATATTACGGCTCTGCTTTTTCCATGTACTCAAGACCTTGTACAAATCCTTCAATTTGTTCAATATGGTCAATGTTGTTAATCAAATAAGTATATGGATTGTTTTTATTAGCAACTGCTAACATACCCCAACATACAATAATCATATCAAACTTAGCTAAGCGATCTACAAGATTGTTATATTGAAAGATAGCCTTAGCATCTGTTTTGGGTGTGAATCTCATTAAAAAGGTTCCTTGTTGATAAGGTGCTCTGGACAAGAACAACCCTCTTGGTGTTGGGCAGCCATGAACCTTGGGAGATTTTTACAAGCATTCCACCCACAACTCTCATGACCAGCCATTCCGACTTTAGGACAATTTGTTCGTTCTAGGTCATCTTCAATCGGTTTCCGACCAACAATGGCAGTCCACTCTTTTTCAGATAGATTTCGAAGTTGAGCTTTTACAAACCTCATTCCTTAAATCTCTTGGCATCTAACAAACCATCCCCATAGCCATGCATATAGTTGACTACTTCTACAGCAGAATCAAAGTGACCTAAAGATTGACCATTTTTGTTCTTTAACCAAATTCGATTAGTATAAATTGAATAAGAAATTCCATATTTCTTCATCTCCTTCTTGGCTTCTTCCCAAGCTATAACTTCTTTCATCATTAAGCCTCTACATTTACTATTTGGAATAAACCACCTTTGCTTCCAAAGTAAGGTTTCACTTCTGCCCATCCAATATACTCAGATGATAAAGTCACCTTAATATCATCACTATCATTAGAGGTAAATTTCTCAAGCATTTCGGTATCTTTAAGCCCAGCAGGTAGAAAGTGTGTTCCATCTTCTGAAACCATATAACAATTACCAGTAGGCAACCTTACATCTATTGTTTTCATTGATCATCCCCCTATCGGCAGATTAGAGACCCATCCCAATTAACCACAGGTAGGTTGAGTACGTCCCCCAGTCCTATACACTCTGAGCGTTGTTGGCTAGTTGCTCTCCAGCATATACGGTCTAACTTTGGTTTTTCTGTGTAGACAAACCACCGACCATCTCTATCTTTTGCAAAATATTTCCACTCAGAGGCAATACTACTCCAATTGAATTCAATAGGCTTAATTCGATAATTAATATCAATATTCCAACTTGGGCTGTTGCTTGCGCAATCCACCCAAGTACTATATCTGCTAAATTGAATTACAGCACCATTAGCCCAAGCAATTATTAAATCACAATGTTTATGTTTATCCATCTTATTTAACCTTTTTAAAATAAGTTAAGAGCTCCTCTTTTGTAAGATAAGCCCACCACACTTTCCGAGTATGTAGTCTACCTTGGAGGCTGTTCTTTATTCCGAAACCTTCAGAAGTTCTGCGGATTCGATATACACTACCGCCTTGGCAAACACGACGGTCTTGATGACTTGTCTCATGAGAGTGTTTAGATAGTTCAAAATCAGCTACACATTCTAAAGAAAACACATCTGGGAGACGGTCTACTTTAAAATTACCAGCAGTAGTAAGTTTCTCTTTTCTTGAGAGTTTTCTTGCTGCTTCGGCAGCTTTAGCTTTTCCACCATCCTCCCATACGTGTATACGTTTAGCTACATACTCTTCTAATTGTTCGCTTGTAAAAGAGTGTATTTTCATTAGTCACGGTCACTGTAAATATTCTCAGTGCAGACTACAACCATACGCTCAATTTCACCCTCATCCAGGGGGTGATAGTTTTTACAGTAATATCGGCTGTACCCTTTTCCATTTTCAACCATAGGTTCATTAACATCTTCAACTGTAACGTTGGGGCGTCCTACCTTGGTAATACGCACCTGTTCCATACCTTCGCAATTATCAAGATAAAGGTACACAGGGAGTTTCTTATCTTCATCCGATAATTTAGAAAGCTGGTCAATTAAATCTTGTGCTGTAAAGTGTGACATATTCAGTTACCTTTTATATTAGAGCTTTAATAACACCACGAAAATAAGCATTCGCTTGATCGCTATTAGTAAAAGTATTAATACTTCTTTTTACTTTCTGAATAGCTGAACATTCGTGGACTACAAAAACAAACTTATCTTTTTCTCGTAATTCTACCTGATTAATGGTATCATTATAAGATTTTAATAGGACACTACATAGCATTAATGTGCTCTCATGTATTTATTGAAGATGAGTTTAATGTTATAACCAAAACGTTTAAACCAAGAGGTTGATAGGTATAAATCTCTATCTTCCTTGAATTTTTCTATTACACCTTGGAGAGGAACAACACCCCAATTTGTGTGTTCAACACAGACATTGACATAGCGATAATCATCAATGCTATAATCATGAGTATGGCCATGCACGTTAAAATCTTTTCCACGCATTTCATCAGGGTGGATTGGACAGTGGCTAAACCACATCTTAACACCGAAGCATTTGTGTGGTTGCAGAGAGTACACTTTGTCGAATACCTCCAGCAAATCTTCCATAGTGACTTCGTTTTCAAGGCAATGATTCCCCAAGAATAATACTTTTCTACGACATTTAAGTTCTTTAATACGAGCCAGGGCAGCTTTGGTAAAGGCACAATCACCAAAACAATACCAAGTATCATTCTTACGTAAAGTCTCCTTATGAGCTGCTATAACCGCATCATCATGCTCTTCTGAAGTCTTGAACATTGTTCGATACTTTGTGATGTTTTTATGACCCAAATGGAGGTCTGAAGATACAACAGGTCTTGACATAATAACTCCTTTTTAATATTGACTAAGGCTCTCAAAAAGAGCCCTAGAATATTAATTTATTTTTTATCTATTGAATCTAAGAACTTATTAAGCTCTTTATCCACAGTAGAGGCCAATGGATAATTTTTAATAATATCATTAATAGCTTTAGGTGTAGCATCAACAACTAAGAATCCATTACTTTCTTTTCGATGTGATGCTCCATCAAAATCTTTTAAGAAATTATACACAGATGATTGTGTTTCATAAATATAACATTTACTGTAGAAAATTCCTTGCACAAAATCAGTACAGAGCTCTGACAGGTTTCCTCTACATAACACAAAACCCACTTCTTCTAATACTTCACGAACAAGTGCCTGAATATGCTCCTCACCTTTCTCTACTTTACCACCTGGGAAACCTAATTTACCATCAGCACGGATTAAGAATACAATTTTACCCTCTTGTGGGAAGTAAGGGATAGCAAACACACCATACTCTCGGTAATCAGGGGCTTCCTTTCCATAATGAGTAAGTATACGACTTGCTAAATCTAAAGAAGATGCTTTACTCAACAAGATGTTATTAATCTTATCATCATCTGATGTTTTAACAAGTACATGTCCATCTTTATCACATACAGTGATGCTATCAGTTTTACGATGTAAACAACGAGTGAAGAATTTAAGCATAATTAATTACCTGTATTTAAAAATATTAGTTCCGTGAACATCAATAATTTTATTGACTGTTTCTCTGAAGTTACACTCTGTTACTTGTATCATTTGGTACGGAAGATTGCTAGAGTTGAAGAGGGTATTACTCTCAACTAATCCCGTCTGAAAATTAAGATTTCCAGTATTAATTATTGGTGAGTATTTAAGCGAATATTGTCCTTCCTCGAAGGTTAAACCAACAGCTACGAAAGGAGTAAGAGATGTAGTTGCCCAGTTACATCTTAGTTGTGGGATTCTTTCAACCATCCAAGTTCGGAGCTCTTCGCAGTCATTATTAGTTAGGACTACATTAATTCGTGAACAACGACCTGCTTGTGGAGAAAAACCAGGAGTTACTAATAACTCATAAGGGGTTAGACCCCCGAGGGTCAACTCATAACCCCTTAAGTAATCACTTCCACGACCTATAATTACTAAGCAGTTTCCATCATGAGCACCCATGTCTGGTAGGTATGGGTGATCTAATCTAATGTTTACATTACCACCTTCTACAACAACACCTACATCACCAACGGTCATTCCATTATATGATCCAGTGGTGCGTACAACTCGATCACCAGCTTGGAAAGGTCTTTCTATTTGAGTTACCAATGGCATCTTATTTACCTTTATTGAGGGAGAATATTAACGCCATACTCTTCAACTAAACGCTTAACAGCAGCTACAAATTCATCTTTTGTTACTAATATATTGTCACAATCTGGAAGTAACCCTTCTGGGTCAACACCTGTATATGCGTACAGCCAGGCTACATCACTAGAACCACCGTCCAAACTCCCATAACAATGAGTTGTATGTCCACTTGGTTTTATTTTCAAACCAATAGTGAGTAACACGCTATGATCAAGAGATCTTAATCTTTCACTATAACTTTGTGAGAGATTAGATAATTCATCTTTAAAACTATCAACAGAGTTGGGGTGTATAATTACATTGATACGTAAATCACCATCACCAATATACCCTTTTCCAAGTAGTACTGAACGGGGGTCTTTATTAAAAGATAGGTGTGAATAACCTTCTAGGTAATCATAACCACGAGCAATGACTTTTAAACTATCAGAGCTGTGAAGTCGAGACTCATTAATCTGACTTTCAAGGATTAACCCTTTTAACTGAATACCAGGACGATCAGAACTAATTACTTCAGCAATATTCCCAATTGACATGCCTCCGAACTCACCTATTGTTCGAATTACAATATCACCCACTTCAAAGCCTTCAAAATTTGTAACTAAAGCCATCTTATTTATCCTCTAAGAAATCATTAAAAGCAAAATCACGCATAGCTTGTTTTTCCAAATCATACGCTTCTAAAATCCATACCTTCTCATTACCCTCACTGTGGTATTCAGAGTGTTTCAGTGTAATATCAACAGGGAGGATAGTGCGAACACCCACCTCACCTTTGTAATTACGGTAACGTCGAGTAATAACTCCTTCTGTTTCAGGTGTAATATTAATCAAAGTCATAAGTATCTATATCTCCTGTTATGTCAAAAATAATTGAAATAATTATGAGTAATGATGCACACCAAATGACTAATGATAATAGTACAGCGTTCCATTCTACTAAATTAGTAAATGTGTCAACACCTATAGTTATTAAAATCAAACTAATAATTAATCCAAGTATGAAATTAATCTTCATATCGGATACGAGCACAAGTTTTATTCTTAATGTGCTTAATCACACCAGTTGTACCAACAGCATCAGATGCTTTGCCCGCCACAGTAGTTATACCTACAAAAGCAACCACCAAAGCTAAAGCAGCAGCTACAATTACAGCTATAGTTGATGAACCAACAAACCAAAAATAAGTTAATCCACCAAGGTAGAATTCTACTTCAAACCAGTCTTTCACCACTGAAGCGCCTAGGCCAGATAATACGATAAAACAGATGACATAAACTAACAAAGTAGCTACAGTTTTAAAGATGGTATTCCAAAAGAAGCTACAAGTATCATAACTTTTATTCGGCCGAATGTCAGAGAAAGGACTAACTTTATCTACAAAGCGATTCCATCGACGAACAATGTTATTCTTTTTAATAACTACATCTTTCATAAGATTGCCTCCACAGCCTCTAAAGCTGCTGGTAATCGAGCATAATCAGGTGGAAGGGTGATCAGTTTACAATTATTTTTATTAGCTTTCTGAACAGCCATACTGTAGAACATGTCACGCATGCGCTTACGGTCTTCGGGATCACCTAATGTGCGAGTGCCATCATTAACCCAAGCAACATCTGTATCACAGAATAGGATTAAGTCAAACTTACATTCATTATCATCACGCTCTTTAATAATCGCATTATGAATTTCATGATCACCTGGGTAATACTCTTTGCTATATGCTAGTGTAATATCACAACAAGTATCATGGATTACCAAACCTTTATTATAAGGAGAAAGTACCTGACACTTTACAGCATTATTTTGAACTTGAGCTACAGTTATTAAATCATTTGATTTAAAATCCATACCTTTTTCAGGGAACATAGAACGATACATTTCAGGTACAGTAGGAGCTTTCATAAGCTTGCCTAGTGTGTTCACTAGGGTTGTCTTGCCGCATGCCTCTGAACCCATAACTAATACGTGTTTAGTTAATAAAGGCTTAGCACTTTCAACAACATACTGCCAATTATTATATGCGCTTTCACGTATCATAGTAGCTGAAATTGGTACAGCTTTTCGATCTAAGTCAATAACCTCATGACGTACACCAAGACAGCTTGGCCAATTTTCTGCCATGTATTCTACATACTTCTCAGAACCAAATAGCGTTCCTGTTTCTGGGAACATCTTGAATAATACATCAGACCAATACTTAGATACTTCCATATCATCCTCTTTAGCATAAGGGAATGCTGTACAGTCTAAAGTGTGGACTTCAATATTACTGACATTACATAACTCAGCTCGAAGGATTTCTTCTCTGTCTTCAGGAGAAATCTCTTTTGGGTCATGAATGTGATCAATACATAGGATAACATTTAATTTATGGCAACGTTGAGCAGCTTCCATAATCATATAAATGTGACCTTTTGTAGGAGGGCACATTTTACCAATAATCAAACCTGTGTTCGTTTTTGTAGTACTCATCTATTGTAATCCTATCTTCGCTTAATGCTTTTGTTAAAAGTCGTCTATGCTTATCCCATCTGGCCTTTTTATAACCACGTGGTATTAACCATAATAATATACATGATAATATAAAAAATATAAATCGTATAACTATCATATCTTGATTCAAACAATCAGATATTGAGATTCCTAAAAGTGAACCTACCACTGATAGTATCATCAGTGATATTATTGCTTGGGCTGTATATTCCATTTAATCAAACATCCCAAGGATAAACTCAAAAAAAGCTATAACCCAGTTACTTTGTTTCTTTGGCTTTGATATAAACTTCAACAAGGCACTCACCTTTTGAACCATCTACAGATTTTACTGGAAAAGCTTTGAAGGATTGTAAGTTATCTAAGATAGCAAACTTCTCAGCAGCCTCTTTTATCTCTTTTCTGGTAAGGTGGATAGTAGACCCAGCATCTGTCTTAATCATTACACCATCTTGACTTGTAACACCAGTAATTAACATTAGAACAACCCCATTGCTTTAGCTCGATAGAAGATGTTTTGCATTTGCATTGAAGAAATCAATCCACTATCAATCATATCTTCATAGTTATCATCAGTGATTACTTTAAAAGTAATACCTTCATCAATATCAAGAGCTGTAAAATCTTGCTCTTCTACTTCAGCATAGAACATGTAAGTTATTTCAGTACAACCACCTGATGATGGGTAAGCTTTTCCAAGTGAAGTAATAGATAATGGGGTTGCTCCAATCTCTTCTTTTAGCTCACGAATAGCAGCTTCAATTGGTGTTTCACCATCATCAATCATACCAGCAGGGTTACTGTAGGATTGGATAGCACCTTCACGAACAAAAGGACCAACTCGGAACTGCTGGATTACTACAAACTTATCAGTACCTTTGATGTTAACAATAATGGAAACTGAATCACCTCTCTCCATATACTGCCACTCTCGTCTAGTAATTGCATCAGTTATTTTACTAAAAGTGATAGAATTAATTGACAAGAAGCCTTTGTATAAATTCTTAATAATGCCTTCCATTTTCTTTTCCTCTTTTAATGAATTGTAAAGAAGGCTCGGTTTCCCGAACCCCCTTTTGTCAATTAACTAGAATCGAACTTCTTCAATTAGTGTAACTTGTTCAGGTTGTAAAAGCATATCAAACCCACACATGTAGAATGCAGATACATCACCTGCATATTGTACCACTGTATTTTCACCATCTACAACTGCTTTGTAGAATGAGTTATTTACAGGTGTTAGGGTATTACTGTCTGTTGCTGTAGTTGCTTGTGCCGCAGGGCCTGATGCTTGTGCTGCTGGAGCTGCTGGAGCTACAGGCGGTGTTGGCATTTCAACAATCTCTTCACGAATAATCATTAGATCAGATGGGCGGTAACAGTTACGTGGACATTGTGGCCAGCGAACCTTAACACCATACATATCAGATGTGACAATTTGAGTAACTTCACCACCTAACTGAGATGGGTTATCATTTGTGCCATCAGTCGTGTAGAAAGGAGAAGTAGGACGAATATATACTACATCACCAACAGTAAAATCAGAGTATAACTCTGGAAAGATTTCAGTTCGTACAGTTTGAGGGTTTGTCACACTAATAACTGTATTGGCTGCTTCAATAATATCAATTGGTGTTCCACGTAAAGGCATTGTTTCTAAATCCATAGTTATTGTTTCTGTTGGTTGAGGAGCTACACTAGCAGGTGAGAAGTCAAACTCAGGGGTGGCCACCAGGGCCTCTACCTCTTCACCTTCATACACTGACTTGATAGCAGCGACATATTTCTCACGAGTTGTTTGACCAGTTTGACCTGGAGCAGTGTTTACTTCAAGAACCCAAGCATCTTGTTGGTAAGTTAATACATCAACAGCACCAAAATCAAGACCGATTACTTCTACTGCTTTAACAGCAGCAGCTAATGCTTTATCATTAGGAGTTGCCATGTTATTGTGAGCATAAATCCAACCATTGCCATGATTACGAACAACATTTGAATAATCAGCATTGTCTCGGAAACCAGAGGCACGACGTTTTTGTTGGATAAAGATAATTTTACCTTTAAATACATGGACACGAAACTCACGGTGTAGACCAGTAACACCTTTGGTGTAAAGTGGTGCTACTGGTAGTGAGTTAGAGAATTCAACATTACCTAAATCATCTGGTTCTTCATTTGCTACACAAATAATACCTTCACCAGAGTGACCACGAAGTTCTGTGCGGCAGAAGACATGATGACCACTATCAACCCAGCCTTGGGCAATTGCTTGTCGAGTTGTACTTTCTACAGCAGGAACATTCTCACCTTCCATGATATTAAAAGCAGCAATCTTATTACTTGCATCATTGATTGCTGATGGTTTGTTTAACAAGGAAGCTTGACCTAGTACCTGAGCATCAATAGCACGGCTAGAACCCCAGTTAATTAGTAAGTCATTACTACGTCCACGGAATAATGAACCTTCTTGTCGAAGAATACGAGCTGGGTTTGTTGGGTACTGTTCATTGATTGTATCACGAAGAATAGAAACAGACTCAGAACCAACCATGTAACCTACGATAGCAATGCGACTCATATTTATATACCTTATATTTTATAGAATAGGAGGCGAAATTGCCTCCATAATCATTTCATTTTAGTAAGCATTCATCTTGCGAATTTGAGAGCGATGTTTAGTAATCTCTCTCTCTTTTTCAATATAACAAGTTAGATATACATTCATCTGAGCATGAGTACAACTAGAGCCACACATATAAACTGCGTAGTTGCTTTGTTGTTCAATCAGTGCCGCAATGTTTTCCTCTAACTCTCTAATTGGAAGATTGATTAGATTCAACTTCAATACCCTTCATAGTACAGTAGTCAACCATCATTAAGTGGAATGATGTTGGAAATGGAATCTCTACAGAGATACCTTTTTGTCGTTTTAACTCACTAACCTGATAGTCTCGAATAGATCGAAGCATATCACAACCTTTAGCAGTCATTGGTACTTTACGTACAACAACTGGATCTTCAAGTCGTAGGTTACGAGTTTCTTTAACGTTATTGCTTTCCATGATAATTTCCTTATTATCTATATAGACTAATGTCTTCTATTAAACCGCTTTATTTTCACAACCAAGGCAAATCGGTGATGTTTTGTTTTGATTGAACATTACCAACTCTGCATCTCTCCACGTGATAATCTCTTTACATTTACAACATGTATTGATTTTAGTCCAGTTAGTATAGTTCATAATCAAACCATTCTTTAATACCTTCTTAGTCTCAATTACATTACTACTTGTTCCTACAGGCTGTCTGTCAGAGTAGTATGCTTTATAACATTCAGTACAACAATCAATACGTTCTGATTCTAAAGAAATATCCTTTTCTCTAGTACAGTTTTGACAAACAAATGTCTTAACAGCTTCTGTATCTTCAACAATATTCGAAGGTATAAATGTCGCGACATCACTTGTCATACTTGCAGCTACATCATCATAACAACCATGGCAGATAAATGCACCAGCAAACTGAGTGACACTTTCAGCATCTTCATATGCTATTTGATTATCACACCAACCACAATTACAAGTAGAATTTCTTTCCCACTCTTCACGAGTATAAAAGTGTCCATCTTGTGCTTGTATTAGATTCCCGTTTGGATCCAAGGGTGCAGCATCATCATCTAACTCTGCCTCCATAATTGTAGGATCTGTTTCAGACAACTCATCCACGACTAAAGTTACAACCCCATTCTCATTATAAGCTGTTCTAATTTTACCAAATAAGTAACCATACTCTTGGTATAAACTCTTCTCAACACAATGAGAATGAATCTCTACGTAATCTTCATGTCCATCTATCATTCCAGTAATTTTACCATGGGATAGTCGAGATGGATATGCATCAAATTGATAAGCTTGGAATAAAACGAACTCACCAATTTGTTTATTTAACCTCGCATCATCTTTAATAATGAGGTTAACATTCTTTTTGGCATTGATAGATGCTGTTGAGGGTGCGGCCAAACTGTGGTTTGTACCCCCTAAATCTGTAGACCGATTAGTATTAATGCCATTGTTATAGTTTCCATACCCATAGCTGTATCGGTATGCTGGAAATGTTGGCAAGGTATGGTGTACCTCTTCTTTTAATTCAAACTTCCCATCAGCTACATCAAATACATATTGTACACCTACTTGACATTCAAAGTGTCGCTTAACCTCTGGTACATATTTATTAAAGATGTTGTACTTATTACGACATTGTAACCATAATAACATCTCTTTTTCAGAAGCACCTAACCAGTCACCACCAACTGTCTCAAGTAAGTGGAATGGTCGTTCACTATTACGTAGGATGTTTAATGTATTATCTCGTGCATCATGCCACACTAGTGTGTAAGCACCATCCATTGTTTTGATTGTTTCTTCAATTCCCACTTTGTTGATTGAATAACAAATATTATCACTATCAACTTCAAATTTACGAAAATCAACTAACAATGAAGGGTCATCCATTGTTCCATTATGAACAAGAGTTACTGCTTCGTGTTGGAAAGGATGAGCATTTTCTGCCGTCTTAGCTCCCATTGTGGCATGTCGATTGTGACCAACAGCAAATCGAGGGTGAATCTTAGTTGATACTCGTCCTACAACAACAGGTTTTACTTCAACATTACGAATGGCTTTCCAGGATTCACTATTAATAAAATTCCAACCCTCACCTACCTCTTTAGCATAAGCAATAATTGATCCTGGTTTTTCATTATCTTGATAACCAACAAAAGCACCAGTTGAATGGTATCCTCGGAATGTATCACAAATTAGTGCCCGTTCAAAGAATTCTAACTCTGAAGCACTTGCTGTTGGTGAGCCATATAATGTAATTCCGCACATAAATCTTATTTCCTTTTAATTCATTTTAAGTTAGTTAGATGAGTTTCGAGTTCTTCGGTATTCATCGAAACTACTCATTACATCTAAAGATTGAATGAACCAAGACAGATTCATAGGTAATTGAGAGCTCATCTGGTATAGCTGATTATAAGTTACTGATGTTGGGCTATTGCTTCTTGTTGAGAAGTTAATACCATCAATTTCTAAGTTATAATTCTGAGCACATTGACACAAATCATTCCACTGAGGAACTGTTTGTGATATATCAATAATAACTTCACCTTGTTTTAAAATAGCCTTATTTTTAATATGATGGTGATGAATCATATCTGTTGCTAATTTGGCACCTAGGAGTTGCTCATCATAACATGGAACAAAACCTTTAGGGAGCCCTTTGTGAGTGAAAACTTCAATAGGATCAATAGATAATAAGTAAGATATTAAATCATCTTCGTTGCCACCCCAAGATATCGCTAACTCTTTAAGTGCCAATAGTCGATTACATAAACGAAGTAATAAACCCTTTGATTTCTTAGCTTCACTCATACGAAACTCAACAGATCCTTGAGTTTTCATAGGAATTAAATTCAAACATGAATACTTCTGCCAAGAATTAGCCATTGTTCTAAGAAAATCTGAACCATTAAGCTCCCAATTCTTACTTAGGCACATTACTTGACCTTGAGCAAAAGAGAATGATGGACAGAAGTTATTCTTAAAACGATGCCAACCAGAGCAGCGAAAGATTAATCGCTCATAAATAGTATAAGCAATCAATAAGAATTTAATCTGTGTTGCTGTCATATCACGGACATCTAAGTGTACGTGAGTTGAACAACGCCAAGAGGCGTCAGCATTCTTATCATGGAGATATGTATCCACTTCCTGCAGTGCAGTAAGTAAATCACGACCACCAAGTGGTTGACGGAACACATATTCATGTCCTGAGTTACGTAAAGAGCCATCATCTTTATCTTGCCACAACAAAGAACGAGGCATTGCACTACGAACATTCTCTAATTCAATTTCAACACCAACTCGGTGAGTTCCAACAACAAATGGGTGTGGTACTACTGATGTTTGGTCTACATTCATATTAAACGTATGAGATACAGTGTTTGGCATATAATTAACCTCACCCTCTTCATTTTCAGGGCCATCTTCTGAGAAGCTAAATTGACGTGGTGAACCTCCGATATTGTTAAACGAAGGTCTTGAACGTGATACTCGGAAACCCCCTGTTTGGGGGTAATCTATAACTTCTCTTATGAAGTCACTGTCTGTAGTTGTAGTTGGCATGATGGAATTAACCCCGAAAACCATGGAATAAAGATTTTATACTCACTAATAATAGTGATTGTATTTTCAATTTTAGTACCAACAATAGCACCTTTATATTCTAAGGTATTATCATATAATACTAAATCTCTATGTAATAACTCTTCACCATCTGGTTTGATATTAAACAGATTAAAGTATACCCTATTAGAGTCGTATCGTTGATACATACGTGGGATTGTAAGTCCTTTTTTGACTGAATAGTAAGTAGTGAATGTGTTCCACTTCCACTTACCATCAATTTTAATATAACCTAGATCATGTGGTTCAAAAATAAGTGATGGATCATCACCCATAATTCGAACTGATTCAGTATTACCCTGAGGACCAGTAATAATATGCCCTCTGAACTGAGTAGTTGCTAATGCGAGAGCGTGGTCACTGAATAGTCGTTCATCACACTCATCACCACTACCTTGGTATCTTGTTGAATCAACAAAGAAAGGGTAATAAATTCCATCTCTTAAGATTGAAATCCAACTATCCCCGTAGTACATGTAGAAGTCATCTTTCATTGACATTTTCAATTTACCTCTAAGAGGTGCATTATAATAACACACCTCTAATTAATTATAAATTATTGATTATCTAGTTTCTTCTTCCAAGAGAAGAAGAATTCACCCCAAGTCAACATAATCAATCCAATATCAGCAATGGCGACCCACACTGAATCTGTGTCTATTGCTAGGGCTACACCCCAAAGAGACATGATCATTAATGTGACAGCAAGACTATTAGAGTCTTTTTTGAAGAAGTTAAGAATAGCTTCAATTGCTTTCTCTTTAGATGTAAACATATCAGAAAGCTTAACTTTTTGTTTTGTGAAATACTCTTTCATTACATAATACCTGTCATTTTAATGTATTGTTCTGCCATGCGTCGATCATTACAATTGATAACGCGTTGGATTTCTTCAGGAGATACAATTTGAGTTAGCTCCATAAAGGAACCATCTTTAAGGTGATTGAATGCTTTCTGGCTCTGATCCCACGCCCACTGTCGTGTCTCTTTGTCAAAAATCCAGAAGTTAGACAGTGTGCGATACTCAATACCATATGGTTTAAATCGAACAGAACCAGCTTTGCCGTAAAGCTCACGACGTCGGTCATCACCATCTAATAGTAGTGATGTTAAACCAAGGGCATAATCACACATAACACCCATGATTTTTCCATCAGTTGTTGGATTAAAACCAAGGTGCTTGAAACCGAAGTGGATATGACCACCAGCAGTTCGAAGACCAGCATCAGCTGAAGCTGGTTTTGGATTACGCATACCTGTAAAGGCATTGAAATCAGGTGTACATCCAAAGATGAAAGCACTTGGATCGAAGCTCTTAAGTTCAGCTTCTGTGAAAATGTGTGAGCTCACACCAGGTGCAATTGACATACCAAGTGGGTTTAAAATAGCTTCACACTCTGCGATACCGCGAGCAATTGAATCACTAAAGCCTTTAAATTCATCATAGGGGTCATTATCAAACTCAATCAGAACATTATCCTCTTGGATTCGAATACCATTTAAATCTAGTTTATGCTCTTTAGAACAACCAAGAAGGCCAGCTACAGATGTAATGATACCAGATTCTGTTTTTGCAAATGCTTCTGGATCAGCAGCTAAGTTTAATTTTATCATTTTTAACCAACCTCTAAAGTGTAGGAGAAATACCAGATTCAACAATCAATGGATCAAAGATAACACTAATTGGTTCATCAGGTAAACCACCCTCATCCCAGTGGAACATATCATATCTGGATGAGTTTTGTAATTCATTTAACTTCTGATCACATTCAACAGAGAATGCATCTGTTAGACGTCTATTTCTATTATAACTCTCACCACTATCAAGTGAGATTGTGAACCCATCATCATTACCATCACTAAAATGTTCATCTCGATAGTAACCATTTGATTGGTTTTCAAATAAATCTTGATACCAAGGAGTCCAATCTTCCTCTTGTTTAATTAAAGAGATGAATCCATTTTTCCCGAAAGTGTAAGGATTGATCCAACTATTCTCATCTTGACTAGCAGCATACCAACGAGCCACTTGAAAAGGAGATGCAGGGGCATAAATAACAGTGTGAGCTATCACTGCTGCTATCCGTGGTCGATAACCCATTTTTCGTAGTAAACGATAGCCATGGATGTACTCATCCTGAGCTAAATTACGGAAAAGGAATAGAGATAGAGCCACTTTGTCTGCTTCATTACCTGGAATATGTACTCGGACACACTTAGCTAATGGGTGTATTGTAACAGCACCTTTCAGCATCGGTAGATCTTCTAAAAGTAACTTCATCTCTGAAAAGTATGCTTTTAGACAGCGAGCATCACGATCTTCAATAGACTCATCAGGTAGCTCTTTAAGAGTTCGGGATGGATTACCATCTGGACAAGACCAAGCAGAATGGTAGAAGCTAGATTCAGGTAGATATTGGACGAATGAAAGGTTGTCAGTATCTGTCTGATCAGCTATTTGTTTTGCTGCTTCAAGTTGAGCACTATCTTGATAAACTGAACTATTAATACTATACCGAGACCACGGTAAGTCATTTAATAAACCAAAACAAGCATATGTTTGTTTAATATGCTTTCCATCTTTAAGAAAAAGATCATAACGAACCATTCAGTAATCCTCTATTTTATTTATTATTTATTAAGCGCATCAATTGCTTTTTTAGTACAATAAGCATCATGACGTAACATGGATAGGTCTTGTTTTAGGTGCTTGACGATCCCAGTGTTTTGATTGAAGCTTTCAACCAACTGCTTTCGTGTGGCATCTAGGTACTTAGTTGACATTGGTTTAGGAAGAAGACGTTTTAGGTCATTTTCAAAATCTTTACCAATTCCACCTAAACCTTGCTCTTCCATCTCTTCTAAATAAGAGATGAGCATTTGATTACAATCAGAGGTGATACCACCACATGCCATTGTTTTGATTTGCTGTTTTACTTCTTGAATCTCTTTACCAATACGAATGCCATATGCTTTTCGGGCATCAATACCTTGCTCACGAGTGGTGATTGTTAGCTCTAAATCAGCCAGTTTTTCTTCTAAGTGTTTAGTTACTCGTTCCATAATTATCCTTATTTAATTTTATCGTAAATTAATGACTCTGTAAATGTTGCTAATACATTAGTAACAATAATTGCTACAATAAAACTACTAATTGTATGTGTTACACCCAGAGCCATAGCACAGATAGCAGCAGTACCTGTTGCAATTACCCAACCAGTTACATCTTTTAAACGATCTTGTATTGGAGCACCCTTTAATGTAATCATATTAACCTCGACGTTGGATACAACATGCTCGTGTTGGATCAGTAAGGTTTCCATTTTTATAATCATTAACCCAGTTATATAAAGTAGCCCTATTAATACCTAAATATGTAGCTAAATCTTCAATACGATGTTTTCCAAGAACAGCGTACTGGGCTACAGCTTTCTTGGTTGAAACTAATGCACGTAATTTCTTTCCAGCTTTTTCACATGTTTGGTGGTGCTCACACATTAGTTTATCAATGAAAAGTAAACCAATTGTATAACTTACACTTTTACCACCAATAACTACTTTAGACATCTCTATCACCCTTTAGAAAGGGCTCCACATTTAGAGCCCTATTAATAATTACTTACTACTTATTAGATAACTTACGCATCTGAGCTTCTAACTCTTCAATTGTAAGATCTTTCTTAGCTTCTTTCTTCTTATCGTCAATAAGAGCAGCCAACTCTTGCATTTCTTTTTTATTAGTTCGTTTGTTTTCTTCTTCTTGTTGATCTTTTAATCGAACACCGATGATATGCTTTAAGATGTCTAAGCGGAGCATAGAATCTTTTACTTCTGTTGATTGTGAAGACATATTCTGATCAACGAAGCTAACAGAAGCTTGGCTTTCACGGATTTTCTGGTCTTCAGCTTGAGCTAATGTATCTAGAGTCACATTAGCTTTTACTTTACTCTTAAGTTGTAAACGCCATAAATCAGATGGTAATAAGTTGCCACGAGTTGATGGGAAACGAAGATCAATACGAGATGCTAATTCAAACATGGATGATTCCTTAGAAATTAATCTTATAGATACGAGAGTTAGTGTTTGTCACTTTTACAAGTAACTCATTGCGAAGTGTAGATGAGAAACCCACACCACAAAGTTGATTATCAGACGGCTCTACAACCATTTTAGAACTGATGTGCTGGAACACCTTACGATGCTCATGAAGCTCTTTACGTAAGAACTCATTATAGAAACCGCGAGCAGAATCAGGATTCTTACAACCATCAAGCATAAAGAAGTAATGCTTATTACCTGATTCATTTTCATCCCAGAAGTTAGGAGATAGCATGACCATCTCTACCTTACGGAATTGCATGGTATTAACGCCCCATACTTGTTTAGTTGTCTCTGAGTGTGGTAGCTTATGTTCAATTGTGAAATGGCCATTTTTCAGAGTAACTTCAGCAAGAGTAATCCAAGTGTGGTTTGGGATTACTTGAGGGTAGTCATACTTGAAGATTTGACCATCAAACTCAATCTCAGCACGACCACCAGATTTGTTAGGTGTGCGGGCTGCGTAGTTATTGATGCGGAATGTGTATACACCTTCAGGCATGCGAGCACGGTCAGGGAATGTGATATTCTCTACAGGTATTTTAGTCCCAGGGGCATCAACATGATCTACATCCTGAACACCACCAGATTCTTTATCGCTTCGATGATTCCAAGAGACACGACGACCACCACTGTAGTTGGTATGTTCATCTGGTTTACCTGGACGACCAGAAGGGATTATTGAACCTGGCATATAACACCATAAATCCATCAAACTTTGGTTCTGACCATCTTCATTCCAAGTATGAGTGAAACGTAATGTTCCATCAATACGACCACCCAACTCAGCTACACGAGTACGCATTGAATCTGCTGCTTCACCTTTGTATGACCAAGAGAAGTTGTTATCCCACTGGAGCATATTTGGAGCATCAGCATTTACAGGAGCGATTAGGCTAACAAAGTTACCTTCGTGACCATTGTTAAGCATTGCTTCAAGTGTATCAGCAGTTGGTAGTATATCTTTCATGAAAGCTTCAATACCAATCTCAATCACTTGCTTAGGGTCAGCAGGTTTAACTTTAGTCACACCACCAAGAAGACTAGCAAGACCTACACCCATTAAATCTTTAGCAGAGCGGTCAGCAAACAACACATTGTTGATTGTTAAATCTTCAGTTACAGCAGGACGACGAGGCAGGGAGGGACCCATACCCATATCAATAATTAATTTTTCAGCTGATGCTACTTGTGAACCAGTTACAAGTGATGTACACACCTTATAACCATCCATCTTAGAGCCGTACTTATTAACAGCTACCACAAGCTCAGTGCCATCAGACAGGTCTACTAGAAGTGTACCAATCGCTGTATTGCGAATACTTGAATACTCACCAAGCTCAGCAGATTTCTTCCAGATGAATAGCTCTTTAGCTAGATCAGTTGTAAGCTTGTTATATTCAGTTTGAATATCACGTAACGTAACAACAGTGCGCTTCATTTCAGCGCCACGGTAAAGCTGATCGCCGTCAATCAGACTAAGAACATCTTCAACTGCTGATGTTGAGATTTCAAGGATACTACGTTTTAATACAGCGAAATTGTTATTAGCTTTACCGACTAAAGTACCTTTCTCATCAGATACAAGATGAGCTGGTAGTTCTTGGTGGAAGTGATCCCAACGCTTAGTACCACCGTCTAGTGTAATTTGATAAGTATGATCTTGACCAGCGTTCTTTTCTTCACTTAAGAAGATTCCACGAATTGGGTGAGATTTAACCAGAGCTGATAGCTCGTCAGCGATATGTTGGTACTCACCTTCGATTTTAATATCCCAGATTGATTGTAATTCACCATCAACATCTACAACAATACCACCAACACGACGAATAAAACTCTTACAGCAATTACAATCATGTTCTGTGCGTTCTTTGTAGATAGGGTTTAACTCTTTAGACATCTTACCAAGGTATGTATCCCACAACGCATCTTTTGACACAGTAGTTGAGAAGAATTGACCACCTGATGCTACTAATTTAGCAAATTGAGTTGCTACTGCTGCTTTGATATGTTGAAAATCAGACATCTTATTTACCTTTATGATATAAACAATTTAAACAAGATACTCAAAGAATACCTTGTGTGGATTATTTATTTAAACTCAACTGGAGCACAATATTTTTCTTTTAATGTATTTTTTACATCATAAATAAATATTCCAATTCTTGTTTTCTTTGGACACTTGTTGAATAACCAACCAACTATTTTTGGGATGAAATAAAGTGATAATATTAATAACAAAATAAATGTTACCATAATCACTCCAACAATAGTAGCACCTCCTGAGTATATTTTAATGCCAAAGATAACTAGATCACTAATATTATCAACCCATCCAGTTAGTGCTCCAATGATTTGAAAAAGACCATAAATCACACCTAGGATTAACCAAAAAGCAAATACAATGAAAAGAGTAGCGATAGATGAAAAGATACATGCAGATGTGGTGGCTTTACGCCATTCACATTTATCTATAATCTTATCTACATCATAAAGAGAAGTAAATCGAACAAATTTATAATGCCAACTGTTTTTATCTATAATTTGTGTAGGTAATACGCCCATCTTAAAAACCTTTAGTTATTAATAATATTGAATAAGGGGCTCTTTCGAACCCCCTATAATATTACATAAACAAACCAACGATTGTTGCTGACATTAAGTTAGCAAGTGTAGCAGCTAATAATACCTTCATACCCAAAGAGGCAATCATACCTGCTTTCTCTGGAATGAATTTAGACATAGCACCAACGGTCATTGCTACTGAGCTAAGGTTAGCAAAGCCACATAAAGCGATGGTTACAATAGCTGTTGATTTAGCTGATAGGGTTAAGGCACCGAAACTAGCGAATGCTACAAACTCATTCATTGCTATTTTCTGACCTAGTAGAGCACCCACTTGAACAGCTTCACTCCATGGCGCACCAATTAACCACGCAATAGGAGCTAATAGATAACCTAGGATGATATCAATAGATAAAGTAGGATAACCAGCAAAAGCACCAGCCCATCCTAAGAAACCATTAACCATAGCCATTAATCCAATACAAGCAATTAATACGGCACCAACGATACCAGCGATAGTAAGACCTATCATAGCACCTTTAGCAATAGCATCAATAAAGTTTGACGCTTTCTCATCACCAGTTACTTCAGGAACTTCATCAACAGTTCGCTCTGTTTCTGGGATAATCAACTTAGCAAACATTAAGCCTGCTGGAGCAGACATAAAGCAAGCCATAATTAAATATTTTAACTCTACACCCATGCCTGCTAATCCAGCTAAAATAGAACCAGCAATAGATGCCAATCCACCAACCATAATAGCAAAGATTTGAGAGCGAGTTAAGAATGGGTGATAAGGTCGTACTAGAAGAGGAGCTTCTGTTTGACCTAAGATAATATTACCAGCAGCACTCATTGATTCAGCACGAGATGTACCAAGGATGAATTGAAGACCACCACCGATAATACGTACAAACCATTGCATAACACCAATATAGTACAGAAGTGCTGTTAGCGATGCTGTAAAGATAATCATTGGTAGAATCTGGAATGCCCAGATAAAACCTAGATTTTCCACTTGGAAAGTGACTAGGCTACCAAAGACAAATTTAATACCTTCAGCACCATAGGCAAATACACTACCTACACCATTTGAGATAGATAATAAAGTACTAGCTCCAGATTCTGTTCCTAGAACAAAACCAGAGATACTTAATAGGATAGCAAAAGCACCACCTACTGCTCGCCATTGAATTTTACGTTTATTCTCCGAGAAGAGGAAACCTATAAGTAATAGGCCAAAGATACCAATTAAGGATTGAATCATATACTACTCCCACGTTATCAGTTAGATTTTGTCAAGCACTCTACATACTTGATCAAATCCTCTGCGTGAGTCATCGCTGATTCTTTTGTTACTTCATAAGTGATGAATGGTTTTTCAATCCTCATCTTAGCTGAGCGGAAAGGAGCAACCATTGCATTAAAATAGTATTCATAACAATGATGATTAAAACCGCCATACTGATATGAGGTTTTAGTAGCTCCTGCCGTTGTAGACAAGATGATTGTTTTATCTTTTAACTTATGAGAATCATTATCTTTACCAAAAGCAAAACCTTCAGTAAACACATTATCAATGAATGATTTTAGGCATGATGGAAAGTGTGACCAATATAAGGGGAACTGAAGAACAATAATATCAGCTTCTAGAAGCAACGCTTGATAATACTCAACAGTAGGTGTGTTATATTTTGGACCATCATCCCAAATCAATAGGTAATCAGGGTCTTTGCTTTTCTCAATCTCGGAACGAATAATATTGGTAGCCATGGAAGTAGATAAATCTGGATGAGCTACTATATATAATGTTTTCATCAATATCTCCAAACAAAGATGGCTCAATGAAGAGCCACCTTTTATTTAATTACTACAGAGAAGAACAGATATTAGCTAACACACGTAATGAATCAGAAGCGTTAGGCTGATCAATAATAGTCAGCTCCCACTTCTTAGGGTCAGCAGGTGTACGTGATACTTTGGCAAGGATTAAACCTTTCATACCATTGTATTTATTATTACCAGAGATACCAAATTCAGCAAAGTGCATGTTAGATTTAGTATCATTAGTTGTACGATGTGTATCGTAAATACGAGCCATAGCTGATGGAGCTTTATCTAATGTGTGATTAGATGCGATTGTAAGCGTCATGAATAATGACTGAACATTATCAGGAACTTTACTTAGTTCCATGTTTACGATCTCATTATCAGCGCCATCATCTTCACCAGCATCACCCGAATCATCATCACCAGAGTGCTTGATAGAATTATTAATGTTTGAATGTTTAGTCGCTGTTACATACTCGCCAACAGCTCCATCTTTATCAATACACACAACTGATACATCAAAATCAATACCATCTTGTAATGCTGCTTTAACTGAATCACCTAAGATCTTACCAGCCAAGAAGCCAAGCTTTCCACCCTTTTGAATAGCAGACCAGTTCATACCAACAGCAAAGTGATCCATTGCTGATGCGTTAGCTTTTTCAAGAACAACTTTATCGTTTTGAGCTAGAGAGAATACTTGTGACATAATAATATTACCTTACTTAGTGGTTAATAATTGGATGTATTCAAAGCGGCTTGTTTGAGTCCAAGACTCAATACCGCTGTATGGTTTACTAGTTAGTTCATTAACGCCAATGTGTGTTTCAATCACTTTCCCATTTGTATTGATGTGTGACCAGACGTTGTTTGTTTTAAACATGACTGACTCCTGTCCATCACGTTTAACAGCTTTTAAGATATATAAAAGATTTACTGGTTTATTGGATGGGTAAGAGATTATAAATGTGATATTCTCTTTACCTTCAAACTTACCATTAGTAATCTCTACTTTAAAATCTTCAACACCTTCTTGTCGAAGACAATGAATTAAATCAGAAATGTCTTCATTAAAACATAACAGCACTGTATCTTTTTTGGTAGTCATTGTAACTCCATGTAGACATTGTCACCAAGCATACTACAATCTTCAATGTCATAATAAATAAACCTCAAAGGGTATGAAGATTTATAAGAGATAGCCATTATGAAATCCTCACACATATTTAAATCTCTAGCCAAATCATAGTTACTAAGTTTAATAATCTTAGTACCTCTTGGTTGGTCATTGATTATTTTAATAACATGTGATTCATACTCATAAATATCTTTAGGAGTAATTTTGTAATTAAACTTAGGTTTTGATGGGTGGTTGTATCGATTACTTGATTCCATTGATTTTATACAAAAAACAATAGCAACAATGCCACCAATGATTAAAACAGATTCACCCATATAATAAAGTCATACATTTCAAATACGACCCTCACTATGAAAGATTAGATTGGAATTGAACCAACACCATGCAAGCTTTACCAAATATTTAACGAGGATTTGAACCTCATAGCCAACCGTTCCACCAATATGAACTAGCTAATCTTTGTTTATTATTGATTGTAAGGATTATCCGTTCCAGGATTATTAATAGAATCTACTAACTTCCAATACAAATAGAAAGCAGGGGTAATGAATAACATACACACTGCTATAACCCCAAGTACCTGCAATAATGGCATTAGAATTCGTACTTAAGACCAACTACACCTAATGTATCAGATTCATCATTCATAGCCACTACAACAGAGGCATAAGTAATAATGTTATCAGTGTAGTTGTATCCCACATCAGCAGTCAGGTTAGAGATATCTTTACGCTCTTTATTATCAGCGTCAAAGAATGTCCCATCATAATTACCACCTTCATATGATAAACCCATTGTAAGTTTATCTAGGTTGTAACGACCAACTACTTCATAACCAATATATTCAACATCACCAGTTTTTGCTGTAGCGATTGAGCCAAAGTACATATCACCTGTTGTGAAGCTCGCAGATACCATATACTGTTCCGTGGCATCAGTGTGTCCAGCAGAAGCACCAACCTTGACACCATCAGCTACTTGATATGTCGCTGCTACGGAGCCACCATCGTCTGTTTCATCCATAGATACATTGGCTTTAAGAATCAGGTTTTCACCAGCCCATGTGTAGACCACATTACTATCAGTCTTATCCATAGCTCCCCACTTTTGACCAGCAGAAGCACCATGGTAAAGCATTACATCAGTGAAGTCAGTAATAATCCCCATTGCTGAGTCTTCTCGACCGTAGACAATTGTATGATTACCTTTAATTAGACCTACGTAAGCATCTCGTGTTTCAGTTTCACCACCCACTTTCCATTCTTGCTCAAAGAACATAATGGCTTTCATATCATCGCCAACTTGTGTTTCACCAGCCAGGTTTAGACGTACTCGGCTTAAATCACCATCAAAACTACCATTTTCATCTAGTTGGGCAATACCTTCAACACGACCACCTAATTCTAAAGATGAATCACCATCTGCATGAATAGTGGCAGCATATGCTGAGCCCATACCGAAACCCATACAAGAAACCACTAGAGCTAAAATTGACTTTTTCATTAATTATTCCTTACTAAAATAAAAGATGTAACAATTGCAAGCAATCCAATACATAGCCCCATTAGTGAGCCTGCGAATACAGTCCCAATTATCTGTAATACTTTAAATATAAAATCAGTTTGCATGTTTTTCTAGATTAATATCAATAACATCAAGGAGGTTATCAACAATATCAAGCTGGCTTGCTGCAGATTTTAATTTTTGTTGAATAATACTGGTTGCTTTACATTTCCCTGTGTGGGGCTCTGGGTACTTCCACCTACAATCACACTCCCAGGTGTTATGACTCTCCATTACAAGTGAATCACAATTATTACACTTAATTACGTTATGACCCATTTTACCACCTACATACACATGTTGCCACACACCATCCACATTTTGGACAGACTGATATGTATTTATAAAAGTTGATATTATAAATTTTCATAATAATACTACTTACTATAATTACAGGAAAGGCGCAACTAAGTGCGCCCTATTATTAGATTAGATTAATGGTTCGCTACTTACGGCAACACTTAAGACCGCACTGCGTGGGAGTAGCTTCTTACATTCTTTGATGAACTTAGATACCTGATTACCAATCTCAGCATCTTGAGCATCAAAACCACCCTTACGTACTTTATCACCTTCAATTGCTTCAGATGTGAAGTGAGTACTAGCGACGAAAGATTCATCAGAGTTGGCTTGTTCTGTAGACTGCGATGTAATAATTAATACATTATCATCTTTAAGAGCATTATTAAATTGATCAAAAGAACCAGCGATTTTTAGAGTAATGAATTTCATTTAGTTTTCTCACTTATATAATTAATTAGTAATTTTTTTTTGGTTTTACATAAAGAATAAAAACTCTACCTAATAAGTACTAAGCCTTGACAAAGTAACAATAAACAACACACAAGAGATTGACAGCCTAGGTACAATGGTACAATAAACAAAGAGTTTATGTAGTATCTGCAACGATACATTGTATTGCCTAGGGACACCAAAGCTCGATTAGGTTGGCTATAGTCCAGATCAAGTAGAGCCCACTATTCAGAAAGTCTTAAGCCTTAACAAAGGACAAGATACAAATTACAAGAAGTTGACACGTCAAAAACAAAAACTACAATAAACAGGTAAGTTTACTAAGGATGTGCATATAGCACGGTAATGTTTTGACAACACCAAGCTCCGCAATAAGGCGGCTCAATCCAGTCTGAATAGTAGTTCTGATGTTAATATAAAGCAAGGTCTTAACAAGAAACAAAGCAAACCAAAAGGTTCACCTTCTAACAATAAACAATAGTTTAGAGATCAGCGTCAAGTACAATAATACAAAACACATAGTGTTGTTGCTTTAAGACTTGTTGACAAGTGCCAATCCATCCATTAGTATGCGACCTATTTTTATATTAACAATCAGCGAGGTTGATTAAATCTTTGGACTGCGCACAGCTACTAGTCGATAAATTTGTTCGACTTCAAGAATTCAATCAGATTCACATCAACATAAGAAGATGCGTCTTTACTTGCGTTCACTCCGTTGCAAGAATCTTTGAGACTTTGAATCTCTCGGCGAATACGGCGAACTTCTGTACGGTAGCTATCTACAACTTCATCAGATACACCAGGTGTGTACGTAACTTCAGTAGAACCATAGCCTGAGTTACGGCTTACACGTCCATAACTCTCTACTTTTTCATAAGCAGATAATAGACCCTCTAAGAGGGCAATCTTAGTTGTCTTACCATTAATCCCCTCTGCCTCATTGAACTTGCCAACGGCAGCACGGATATCAAATTTAGCTGTCATTAATTCTGTGTATCGTTTCAAGAATGAATTACAACTAATCTCACCAGCAGTTGTTGCTGACTCTTGGGTAGGCTCTCGCTCATGGCGAGTATTGTTTAAACGAGAGCTCACATGAGCTAACTCATTTTGAATTTCAGTTTCTGCTCGACGAAGCAGTTTAATATTAATAGCTACAGACATTACAATTCTCCAACAAAGAGGCTACCACAACGGCAACCTCATTCACAGTAGTTGCTACTTAGCGGTTAACTTTTACCCATTGACCAGCTGAGCCACCCTTTTTACCGCCAGTACCACCTTCCCATAAACGAACATTCTTTGTATGAGATGAGTGGCCATTAGCCTTATCAGCTTTTGTCTTACCTACACGCATCTCTTGAGCTTTAGGGTCATCAGGGTTAAGACGCTTAGTAGCAGCAACATTAACATTACCAAATACGTGATCATAAGCAGCACGACGTTCTTCGATTGATACAGTGCGAGTTTGATTAGTCATAATATTTTCTCTCTTTTTATTTAGTAATAGTTTGGATACAAGTAGAAGCTACTTGGTGCCACTTTATTTCAAGTTGGCTTATGTGATTCTTTTGTACTTCCACGCAAGCTTCATAGGTTGGAATATTATTCACAACTACATGACTCTGGGGTGCTTTGTTGCTGCTCATGCTCATGATTGTAATCAGTAAGGTCCAACTCATTCGGTTAGACCAATCTCATTGTCATACAACCCTAACTCTTGATCAAGCTGAGCTAACTCAGCAAGAACTTCTTCACGCTTAACTAGTAAACCTGATTTCTTTTGCTCTTCTTTCTGAGCAATAATACCAGCAACAGCAGAAACTGCAACATTCTTACCATCAAATTGGCAACGATCAGAACCAATCACTGCTTTAGATCCAAAATGAACCATAACATTAGCTAGATGTTGAGCATCTGAGAGTGAAATAATCTTAAATGATTTGGATTTAAGATTTAACGCATCTTGAAAATTAAGCATAGGGTCTTTATATTTACCCTTATTACCAAAGAAAGTGGAAGTAAAAGCATCTTTAAGTTGCTTCTTTGAAAGACCAGTATCTTCCAAGATACGATCTGATTGAGGTGTTTCAAATACAACCATCTTAGCTGGTAGTGTGTTGTTGTTGTTCATCCTGTTTTACCTTTTTATTTAACAGCATTTTATGATATGCTTGTTGGTTTTTAGAGACATACCCTACACGAACACCTTCTGCATTAAAGCGATGTTTGTTTTCTGACATTGCCTGCATATATTCGTAACTAGAAGTCCACTGTTTAAGGAAGATTACTAGATCTTTATAAGGGAATCTTGATTTGAAATAAGCCATTAGGCTTTTCTCAATACCCATCTGAAGTGGTAATGGTTTTAATTCATTAAAAGTCAGAGGGAATCGTTTTTGTAAGACACGTTTTACTTTATCATATGTTTCTAAATTATGTTGATTCATTGTCATGGGTAATAAGTCCTTTCACTTGTTCACATGCCTTATTGATAATGGCAAGTGGAGATACGAGATGTCCCTCATATTTCAATAAACAAGCTATTGTTGACTCCGCCATACAGACTAGAGCTAGTTCACGCTCAGTCATAACATCCCGAGAGGATGTTGCTAATGCACCACTGTCCGTTGGACGAGCTTCGCGCAATTCAGAGGGCGTCTTACCAAATAGCTGGATAGAGACTTGACGAGTCAAGCCTGCATAGTCAATCACTTGACTATCTTTAATTACATCACAAATGATGCTACGAGCATTTGTGCTAAGGGTTTTCATTGATTGTTTTTCTTCTGTCATCTTTATTAACCTTTACTATTATATACAAGAGAAAGGGTGTAAAAACTCACACCCATCTCAAATTAATGTAAAATAACTTTACATTTAACTTTATCAGTAGATCCCATGTTGTAAGCAAACGTGTTCAATTCACGAATAGACTTACGCACAGATGTCTCTACCGCGTCCTGTTTCACACCGTCAGTTATGATAATACGGACAGACCCATTTTTACCAGCTTCATTTAGAGCAGCAATGATACGATGGGCATAGCTACTACCACCACAAGATGTGCCTGCAATAGTGATAGAGATTTCTTTAGGCTGTTGGTTTGTAGATTGCGATAAGTTCACTGACGTTGCCTCGTTTGCCACTGGAAATAGATCTAAAAGCTTCAATAGGAATAATCTCATCAGCTTCTTCATATAATTTCCTGGTCACTTCTAAATCATGATTTGATATAATTACAGTTGCTCCACGAGCCACTGCTTCGATTGCCTTATCTTTAAGTAAAACTTGAAGTTCATATGGAAAACCACCTCCAGTATAGTTAATATCACTCTTTGTTACACTGGCTGGTACATATGGTGGATCACAATAAACAACATCACCTGATTTTGCTTCATCTAATACTTCTTCAAAAGAAGTACTTAAAAACTTAGTGTTACCTATATCCTTTTTGAAGTTTAGGATCTCTTCTTTTGGGAAATGGATAGTTTTACTTTTACCTACTGGAATATTGAATATACCTGAACTATTATAGCGGCACATACCATTAAAACCGTGCTTGTTCATATAGATAAAAATAGCACTTCGTCTAGCAGAGTGAGTTAAGGTTTCATTAAATTCATCCCTTAAATCATAATAGGATTCACGACCCAATTCATATAATTCAGAGAGGATTTCCAGCAACTCTTCTGGATGATCATAACAGTCACGATGACAATGCATTAAATCCTTATTAATATCATTAGAAATCTTAACAGGGTAGTTAGCATTAAGTGTTACAGTACAAGAGCCAGCAAATGGTTCTAAGAATCTCTCCCCTGTTGGAAATGTTGCTAAAACATCCTCTAGTATGCGAGATTTACCACCAGCCCATTTCAGATAAGATTTGTTCATATAACTCCCTCCTGGAGTTTAGATAAGGGCTCATCCAGAGCCCATTGTTACAGTTTTCTATTAACGCTGTGCTACCATACCTGGTGCTTGTTGGATAACTGGTTGAGCAGAAGCGAAACGAGAAGTTTGTGCTTCACGCTCTGAGTTAATCATACCATTTAGTGTTTCGATTGAATGCTCTAAGTGAGCAACCTTAGCATTAGCAGCATCTAGTAGACCTGTCTTAACAGCAATTTCTACTTTATGTTCAGCTTCATTTTTAATCTTCTCATTCTCAGCTGCTTGATTAGCAGTTTCAGTAGCAATAATCACAGCAGCAGCGATCTCTTCAGAAGTATCACGTTGAGCAACTTCTAGATCAGTTTTGATCTTATCCATTTCTACAGTTGTTACCATAGCTAGACCACGCTTCTCTAGAAGTTCAAGAAGAACAGTGTCTTCATTTTCGATAAGACGCAGGCTTAATTCAGCTACAGCTTTACGCTCTTGCTCTTTAAGCATGGTCTCAGACTCTGAAACAGCAGAATTGATCTTGTTATTAACTACCTCTAGTTGTTGCTCTGCGAACGCAATATCAGTCATTACAGCTGGAGCCACTTCCGCTTGTGCCATAAGCTCAGCAACCAACTTACCTAGTGTGCCAGCAACAGCAACCAATTGCTTAGTAGATTTATCAGCAGCGATAGTAGCAGCAGTGATGATTGGAGCAGCAGTAGTTGTAGTAGTCATGGTGTAATCCTTAATATTATAAATTATGAGTATTATTACTCACAGAGCCTACTCACCTAAGTAAATAAGCTCTAAGAGTATTATCAAATATAGTCTAGTCTTGCACTTTCATCTGTAGTAAGATTTCTTTCTCGGCGCTTTCGGGACTTAATAGAATTAACTACTCCTTTTACCTTATCTATATGTTCTTTATGTTTTTGTGCAACTTCACCTGTAAATTTATTACGTCGTTGCATTTTATCACTTACTTTTGATGACGAGATCATTTTATACCCTTTAATAGTTTTTATTTAATGAGTTACATAAGAGCGTGGAGATGCCATGTACATCTTTCTGAAGTTTTCGTAACTGGTGGTAGTTTTTACATTATCACCCAAACGAAGAGCATGTACACATAAGACAGTAACCCCACACCCACATTGGCATTTCTCTGTCTTAAAGCCAAGAACTCGGACAGTTTTTCGAAATACCTTTGGTTTTATAAAGGTGATATTCATTATCATTGTCCCAGAATTTTAACTTCAATAGCGTTTGTCTTAACTTCAGTTCCAGATAGAACTAAATTACCACAAGTAACTAAACCATCCTCTTCATCCATACTAGGAATGAAGATTAACACATCAAAACCAGCGGCTTTCAAAGATTCTTCTGGTTTACGGTATGGGTGATAGCTTTCATACCCACCAACAGTTTCAATACCATTCTCACGACACGCTTCATTGTTGTGGATTGGTGTGATTTTACACATGAACTTTTCAGGAGAGAATAGCTTAGCTAATTTCTCACCATCAATTTCATAATCTTCACAATAAGCAAAGTTTAAACAATATTTACGACCAATCGGGTGAGGCAGATTTTGACAAATCTCTGACAGTTTCTCTAAAGTTAATTGTAAACCTTTAAACATAACATCACGTTGAGCTTCATCTGTTGAATTAATACTTAACTGGAGACCTGCCTGGCCATTATATAGGCCATTCTTGATATCTTGTGTCCAATGTAAAAGAATATCTTCCATACGGCGGATACGTTTAGGAGCCATTGTTGTAAATACTGGGTGTAATGTTTCGATTGCCAGACCAGTATCTTCTTTGATTTTATGTTTATTTTTAACCATCCAATCCGAGAAGCGTAATACTTCACGATTAAAGGCTGGTTCACCCATCCGAGCAAAGTGGATATTCAAACGGTTAGTATATTTAACGTTCGGGAACATCGCAATAGCTGAGTAAAGCTGTTGTTTTAAATCATCAAAAGATGCGTTGCCAAGATTATCAATCTTAGGCACATCGCAGAACGTACAATCACAACTACAGCCATACTGAGTGCTTAGTGTGACTACCCACTTCTCAGAAAGTGGCATACATACACCATTTTCTACACCATTAATTTCATTAGTGTAACCAAGGAAATCGGCTTTAATATTATTACCTTTACCATAATCCCCAATAGATAAAGTTTCAAGTTTACCTTTAGAATACTGGTCAGTGAATAAGAGACCAGTAGGGAGTGTAGTTATTTCCATTTATAATACCTTTAGTTAATAATAATTTATAAAAGAAGTCTCCGAAGAAACCTCTCTTAAATTATTACTTAATTACAAAGTATAGATTAAATAACCAATCCAGATAGCATAAACACCAAGAAGTTTATATGCTGTAGCCTTAGTTACTTTATCAGCGGCAATGTATAGAATACTGCTGACAGCCAGAGTAGAGCCGACAATAAACCAACGTAATACATTAACATCGCCACTTTGGTCAAGCGGGAGTGAAGCACCTGCCGCAAGGGCAAGCAGTGTAGGAATACCAACAGCAATGGTCGTATCAAACACATTAGAACCGATAGCATTAGCCACCGCGTCATCACATCCACCTTTACGTGCCTCTTTAATTGATAAGATTGTATCTGGTAGTGAAGTTGCAGCCGCACCGAATGTTACAGCCGTGAAGTACAATGGTACTCCCATTAATACTGCTAAATCTTGAAGACCTACTGATAAGATGTGACAACCTACACCTAATACAAGTATAACAAGTCCAAGTGTTAACCAAGCTCGCATAGTAGTGAAGGGTTTATCACCAAACACTAAGCGATTAAAGTCACTACGTAAGAATTGAACTAGTTTTGAATTAGAACCTTTATATTCTAATGATTCATACTCATAACTATCAACATCACCACCACCATTTGTTTTTAGGTAGTAGATTACAAACAATACATAAATAGCAATTAGCGTTCCTGCTGCTACGAAAGTTAAATGGCTTTGTTGAATAAAGTAAATTAATGTAAGTTCAGCTAATAACAAGAATACTGTAGCTGATACTAACATCTTGCGGTCAAGTTTAAAATCAACATTCTTAGCAGCTAAGATGCTTGATGCTGGGATTAAACAACCATTGAAGATAGCAGAACCAGCTGTTACAGCGATACCAGCCATAATCATTTCAGGCTTACCTGTCATTACCATTAGCAAGAGGAACATAATTTCAGGTGCGGATGAACCTGGGGCGAGGATTAACATCCCCTTAATACCAGAGCCCATCTTTCGACCTAAGAAATCGGCCACCTGTTCATATGTATTACATGCAAACATTAACATAAAACATGATAATACAATTGATGATCCAGCTAAAACCCAATCTAGTAACAT